TTTATTTGCCTGATATCCATTTTGAATCGTGAGTAACATTTGTATCATAAACTGCATACTCTGTTTCTACTTTTTCATATTCATAACAATACTCATCAAGTAAATATTTTATTGTTTCAATTTCGGTTAAGAATTTTATTTTACCACAATTGTTACTTCTGTATGTTAACATATTCACGAACTTGCCATTATCACATTTCTTGAAAAAGTTTTGTGATAGTTTAGCAGTTCCACTCAATTCAACATTCTCATCATTCATAAGAAAATCATTTACAAAATGGTTAAGAGATCTCTTCTCATCATTATTTATAATAACTCCGATATGAGCTTCAAAGTAACAACCATTTTCAATTTCTTTCCCTGTTGAAATTACTGGAGCTGCTGGATGCCAAGGCACAGTTTCGATCTTGTTTCTTACAACTTTATATCCTTTATTTCTTAATTCTTGACAAATTCTTTCAGATTCTTCATAAGCCGTTCTATTATCACCAAAGTGTTTAGAACTAGTCATAACATCTTTAAGTATAGAACCATCGTTTATTTCTAAATCTATTACAATTGGTTTGACACCTATTTCTTTACAATTACTTTTGAAGTTTTCTATCTCAATTACTTTATCAAGGTTATCAGATTCATCAATACCAATAGTAACGTGTATCTCAAATGGCAGAGGGAAGGTCGCTTGTTCTTCTTTCGCTTGAAGAGAGCCCCATTTCTCACTTTTCTTAATCAACATATCATTAAACTCTTCATCCGTAAAACCTAGTGAGTGTGAGATAGATATGTTTGTTAAGTAAACATCAACCAACTCTTCTAAGATAGCATCTCTATCAGTGAATCTGTGATTAGTTCCATGAGCGGAATCGTATGGTAAAATAACTCTTGCTAATTCACCAACTTCTTCTACAAGTTTTAATGTTTTCTGTGATAATGTTTTCTTATCTTTAATTGATAAGTCTTTAATATAATCGTTTATATTCATTTTAATTTATTTAAGTATTTCTCTATATCTTTCCAATTCCTCTTTAGTTAAGTGATTGTTCATACTAATTTATCAGGTTTCTTTTCTTCCAAGATTCAAATGTATTTAAAATAAGACCGGCTACGGTCATTGGACCAACCCCACCAGGAACCGGTGATATATAACCGGCAACTTTACTAACATTTTCAAAGTCAACATCTCCGACTAGTTTACCATCTTCTGTTCTATTGATACCAACATCAATAATAACCGATCCTTCTTTAACCATATCAGCTGTAAGTAGATTTGGTTTACCAACAGCAACAATAATTATATCAGCCATTCTTGTTTGTGTTTTTAATAATTCTTTTGGTGTGTTTATATCACAAGATGTAACGGTAGATCGTCCTATACCAAAGTCATTACCTAACATAATTGAAATTGGTTTACCAACTAAGTTAGAACGACCTATGACAACAACGTGTTTACCTTTAGTTTCAATATTGTAGTATTGAATTAATTTAAGTATTCCATATGGTGTTGCTGGTCTCATAGATGGTTGACCAATAGCCATTTTACCAAAGTTAAGTGGATGAAAACCATCTATATCTTTATCAGGAGAAATAGCGTGTATAATAGCATCTTTATCTATATGATCTGGTAGTGGTAGTTGTACAATAAAACCATCTAAACTCGATTTATTAAGTCTAATAATCTCATTATAAAGATCAAAGTTTGTTATTGTATCATCAAATCTTATTAGTTTAGAGGTTATTCCAGCTTTTTCACAAGCTTTCATTTTAGCCTTAACGTAAGTTTCAGAAGCTGGATTATTACCAACAATAACAATTGCTATACTCGGTCTTGAGATTGCGTTGTTTTCACACAAACAATTTATTTTTTCTTTTACATCTGATAACATTATATCAGATACTTTTCTACCGTCTAGTATTTTGTATAATTTATCCATGGTGATTTATATTAGATATACAATTTGAAAATCTATAAGATCTTTCAAAGTAAGATTTTTCCTCATCTGTTCTTTTAGTTATTATAATACAGTTTTGACCATAATTTATGGTAGAGATGTCTAAAAAGTTTGAAACTCCTGTAAACTCAGAGTTAATCATCTCTTGAAAACTTTTAAAACCATTAACTAGATTAAAATATCCAGATTCATAACCATATAATGATGATTCGGGGTTCCAATAGCTAAGTTCAATATCTTCAATTATATAAATTCCACCCGGTTCTAATAAATTTTTAAATAGATATGTAAATGTATTAAATTGATGTATTGGATTATGACTACCATCATCTATTATGAATTTAGCAGATTTTATTTCTTCTTTTATTCTAATTAAGTCTTCTTGTTTTGATTGATCACCTTTTATAACTTTTTGACGACCATCTACGTACTCAATGTCTATATCCATAACAAATATATTAGATTTTGGGAAATAATCATTCCAAACCTTAACAGACGAACCAGAACCCCATCCAATTTCCAACATATTAAATTCATCATTTCTTAATGATTCTAAAAATTTAGGATAAAAGAAATGATATCCATGATATGTTACTTTATCTGTTCCATATAATTCACTTAACTCTTTAAATGATTTTATTTCTAATTCTGTTGTATTTAATAAAACACTTTTTTCATTCAAATCTTCATTTCTATTAATTGATTCACAATCTTCAAATTCTTGTATTAATGATGGATCTGATATATCACACTTAGCTGGGTGTGATTCTAAGTTATAATAATCAGTGAAATCATATTCTGGAATATATAACTTAATACCAGATGATAGTTTATCATTTGCTAGCCTAAGAAGATTAACTTTGTATGGAATAGGTTTCCAATTTCTTAATTCACCATTAAATGTGAGTTCGGCATTGATTACATCACCTTTAGTTGAATTAATGTAAAGATAATAGTTATCAGTATTATTCTCTTTTGTTAAATAAACATGAATTTTATCATCAATAACATTTTTCAATGTTGACTTACTATTCATGTGATTATGAGTTGCTAATAAAATTTCTTGATCTTCTCTATCCATAGTTAAACCATTATTAATAGTTTCATAATACATATACTTTTCAAACACACCTTGGTTAGATCTTAAAAAATCCTCTTTCGAATTCACATTCTTAAAAATGTTAAACAAAGGCTCAGTTCTGGCTGAAAATAAACCGGTATTTATATGTTCTCTATTTTGTTCAAACTTATCATAGTAATATGAAAATAGATCATAGTCGTTTAATTTATTTGAATGATTTTGTAAAATATAAGAATCATATAAAACATAATCATAATTAACAAAATGAACCTTTTCATATCCATTAACCAATGCCACACCTAAAGCATTTTTTATCAATCTTAATACAGCATACGAGTGATTATATTCAACAGCATAAGTTTGACTATAACCAGGATAAGTCTGCCATATATAAACATGTGATAAGTTAGGATATTCCCAATGATAGATTAACGGATTTTCTTTATCATAAACAAAATAATCAATCTCATTTTTAACTTCATTTGGAATTTCAATATGAGATGAAATCAAAACCGGATAGTTTTGTTTTTTTATTTCGACTAAGCATTCTTTAAGAACATCAACTTTATCTGTTGTGTCAGCGTGTGATAATATGACTACTAATTCTTTCATTATTTTACATTGTTTTTATTGTCGCAACTGTTTCTACAAGAGGTCCCCAATTTCCGACATAAGTAATTCCTCTTACCTTTCTATTATCAATCCAGAAGTATTCATCATCTTGATTTATACATCTTGGTTTATCAGTTATCAAACCGTGGTATTTAAAACCATTATCATCTAACCATTTTATGGTAACATCTCTATCTTTAACTTCTCTAGCAGTAAAAAATGTAATGTGATGACCTTCATCATACCATTTGTTTAACTGTTCTCTAGAACCTTTTATAACCTCAGCGGTTGGATAAAGATGTGAATCTTCATTTTTAATATCCGGAAAGCATATAGTTCCGTCAATATCACATAAAATTATTTTCCCCATAATCCTAAACTATTTTTTATTTTTAAGGTTTTATTACTAAGATTGGTATTATCGAAGTAGTATTCAAACCATTTATCAAATTTATTTTTTTTTCTATCCATATAAATACTTGATTCTTTATATAAATAACTATATATTTTCATTATATTACATATACCACCAGATGAAATTGTTAATATTTTATCATCTTTATACTTATGTCTCTTTGTATAATAAAATTTAACATCTATATTATTGTCAATTTCATTTAAAAAGTTTATGTTTGAAACAATGCTAACTATTGCATTTTTATTAATTTCTTTACCATATGTTATACAACCATCTCCATCAAAATATCCTCTTATGAAATGTCTTTTTAAATGGTCTTCTAAATTTGGAAATTTTATAATATGCGTTTTTGCTTGAAATAAACCTTTATCTATCAAGTCATTAGTTATCTTTTTATTTTCTATTACAAATTTACTTGACTTATTTTTATTTCTTCTAATATTTTTATCACTTTTCAAAAAAATCTTAAATTTCTCTAAAATATTTATATCTTTATCCGATAAAGAAAGTGTTATTGAATTTTTATCTTTATTTAAATATCCATCAGCATATAAAAATCCTAACCAATATGCACTTTCTTCACTATCGATTTTTTCAAAAACACTATCGTCTATTTTATATTTTAATTTACACTTACTATTATCCCTAGTATTTGAATACTTTTTAATGATTTTAAATATATAAGACTTTTCTATATTTAACAAATTCGATATTTCTTGACCAGTTTTACCACTATTGTACAAACCAATAATTTCATCTATTGGTCTATTTTTTTCAATTTCTATACTTTTAACAAAATTATTATGTCCATGTTTGAACTTTTTAAACTCATTATTAAAGTATGTTGTTTCTTCATTACAACCACAATCACATAATGGGTGTATGTTGTTATAATCAACCAATAAGATATAATCTTTATAATTATCAATATTATGATCTTTTAATAAATGTTTGTTAAAAGATCCTCCTTGTCTACCGAAAGAGTTGTTACATAATTTACATATCATCAATTATATATTATTTATATCATAACCTCCTACTACATGTAATAATAATATTTTATAAATTTTGAATTATCTACCGAGTAAGAAATCAATTGTTTTATCTCTCATATCTTCTTTTTTAACTCTATACTTCCAAGTTGACTTACAACCAATTATAAAATACTTAAAACTTGGAGGATAAGATTTGATTTTAACTGTTGAATATCCATTAGAAATAATTTTGGTGCGTCTTATGTTATTCTTATTAGCCCATTTATACTCTTTCCAATCATAAAGAAGATCTAATTGTTTTTTTTCCGGGAGAGCATCAAACCATATCTTATTTTGACCATGAAACTTATTTTTAAAAGACTTGAATTCTTTTTCAATTTTAGACTTATTAATTACCGGTTTCTTTGTTGTCATCTTTTTCAATAATTCTATTAATTTGCTCATCCCTCCAATGTTTTTTTGTTATAAAGTTTTTATGTATTTGATTTTGATGAACTACATATAGTTCATCATTTTTATCAAATGTTAATAATCTAACATAAGTATGTTGATATATCTTAACTATATCACCCTCATTAAATCTATCTAAACCAGTAACATAATAATCACCTAATTCAAATGCCTCTCTCTCCAAAAGATTTTTATAATCAAACTTTCTCATTTAATATTAAATTGAGTCTTTCTTCTCTCCATTCTTCTATATCAAATCTAATTATCTGTGACCAAAATAACATTTTTGTGAATTTAAGATGGTCTTTTACTATATAACCAGAATTAGTTTCTTCTATAACACAATCATCACTCATTTTATTTATTGCAATTGGATTTTTATAGTCCGTGGTCCAAATAACCTCATAAGTTCCCCATCCATTAAATCCATAAGTTGAGTCTTCATTATAAATTATTTTTTGTATCAATTCATCTATATTATCCAATTCTTGACCGTGTTCTTTAATTATTTCTAACTTATTTCTAAGTTTTTGAATAACATATCCATTAATTTTATCCATTAATTATATCAGAAAGGTTTGCTGGTGAGTAGTTAATAGATTTAAGAACTTTGTTATCAACAGTTCTATAAACTAACCATTTTCCATCAACTTCTTTATAGAAACCTTCAGTACCATCCTTTTGTTTATAATGTAGTAATGTTTCAATTGCTTCTTGTTGAGATGTACAAGCCTTACTCATATTACTTCTTTGTACTTCATCAAATAAAGTATCAAATTTTTCACCTAACCCAAACTCTAAAACAGCTCCAGAAAGAACATACTGAATATCAGCAAGTGCGTCAGCAACCTCAACTACATCTCCTTTCTCAATTGCTTCTTTTAATTCATTTAGTTCTTCTTGTAATAAAGATACTCTTAACTCACATCTTTCTTTAGATGGTATTTGTGGTGTATCTAAGATTGGTGCTCCAAATGTTTTATGAAACTCTGATACATCTTTTAAATAATTACTCATGATAAAAATTTTATTTTTTATATGTGGAATTTTATATATAGTTTATAAAACAAAAAATTTATTATGAAGAGAATTAACAATTATCAACAATTTAAAGATAGTCAAATAAATGAGGAGTTTTTAGGTTCTTTATTAGCGGCTGCTAAAGGAGCATTTAAAAACTTTTTAAGTGGTATAGCAGCTCCTTTTAAATCACTAAAAGATGATTTCAAAAAAGGATTAAAAAGAGAAGAGTTAAAGAAAAAACTAACTACTATGTTGGATAGTCTTTTAAAAACCACAACAGACAATATAAACAAAGCTGAAGACGAAGGAATACTTAATCAAATAATAGATCAATTTCATAAAGAATTTGACGAAAAATGTGTTGAGATTGATAAAGAAATTCAAGCTGTTAAAGAGTCTAATGTTAATTTAATTCTCGAAGGTGCTATCAAAGATGGTATGATTGCTGGTCGTGTAATGTTAGGTATGGTTAAACAAAAAGCGGCAGAACTTAAAATGGAGTTTGATAAAAAAGTGGCAGCGGCTAAAGATTTAGCTGGTAAGAAAGCTGCTCGTGTAGCTGAGATTAAAGCAATTGTTGATGACTTCAAAAAGAAAGTTACTGATGACAAGTATATTGATGAACAAATCAAAAAATATAAAGAAGAAAAGAAAATTGAAGGTGGTGAAGAATCTGAAGGTGGTAACATTGTTTTAGATTGGGGTGATGTTGAAATTGAAATTAAGAAATTAACAGGTGATTTATTAACTAAACATCCAGGATATATACAAGTTGTTAAATCTGGTAGTAAAAAATTAGTAGTCGATGAAGGAGAAGAAGTTTTAGCAAAAATTGCTGGTGAAGTTAAAAAAGGAGACAAAGTTAAATTAACCGAGATTTTAAGAAAAGGTCAACCAGATCCGATGAAAGAATACGAAACTGGAGCCTTAGAAAGAATTGTTAACGAAAAAGGTGAAGAAGTTGACTCTTATAAATTTGAAGAGGCTAAAGCTCAAGGACAAGAAGACTTAGTTAAAAAATTAGGTGAGTTGAAAGCTAAAAAACCAGATGATATTAAGAAAGTTGCTAGTTATGTTGATTTCATAAGTAAAGAAGAAAACAAAGATAAAGTAGCTGAAATTGATAAAATAATTACACCAGAACAATAATAGTTTATAATGACTAAAAACGAAAAAAATAAAATATTCAAGATATATAGAACTATCAATGCCTTAGCAATTGGAGGTAGAGATAATTTTATGGAATATAAAAAATTGGTAGATGAAATAGTAGCTAAAGGTGATTATAATTATTTCAAAATAACTCTACTACTTAGATATCATATTGAAGTATCTAATTATAGAACTGTTAATGAAATGAAAAATGCTACTTGGGAGTCAATTTGCTTTCAAACAATAACACCCTTACAACAAAAGTTAAAAATATTTTATAAACAAAAAAATGTCTATCAGAATGGATTTGATGTTTACTCAGATGATCCTAAATATTTATCATTAACTTTTTCAGGTCCATTGACATCAACTTATTCATTATCTGGATCACAATCTCAGATTTCATTTACTTATAGCAATGACCTTTATATAAATATAGATAACCCAAATACATATAATATAGATCTTAAAAGAGTTGAGTGGCAATCTCAAAATGGAACTAGAAGTCCAATAGACCTCTTTGATTACCATTCAATATCATCTGGTACTTGGAGTTATTTAACACAATCATCATACAAAACAACTATACCAATTGATCATGGATCAGATTATTTAATAACAACTTACGCAAGAGATCCTTATGTTAAAGAAACATACTCATTCAATTTAAGTAAAGATAATTTTATTGGTAAAATTGAAGAGATTGATGTATTAACAGATAGAGAAACTGATTATTATCAATATATTTCAATGACTTACTCAGGTCCAGTAGAATCTGCTACCCAATCTTACTTATCATTTAGTTATTATAATAATGTTGTTGCTATGAAATTTACTAATAATCCGTTGGTGACTGGAGCAACCGGTCCATATTTATATGACATAAAGTTTCAAATGGTTAAATATGTCAATGGCAATCCTGTTAATTTAGAATATTACACTCAAATAGATTCAGGTACTTATAGTTATTTTATGGGTGGTGGGTATAAAATACCACTTGTTATAAATCCTTTCTCGGAGTTTGGAACAAGTTACATAGTAACTGCTAAATCAGTAAATGTGGATGAAACATCAGCACAAACTCAAACATATAAAATAGATTTTTACTTAGGTGATATAAAACAACTCGAAGAGGATATAAATATCTATTACAGAAACTCAGATTTAGCACGTAAACTTGGTAAAAAAAGAACATTCTTAAAAGCAACTAAAAGAGGATCTACTGTTAGTAGTTTGTTTATGAGTATTGACTTTAATGTTTCAGAAGAAATGAATTTATACTATCGTTATAGAAACGCAGTTAACTATTTAATAAGCTAAACAAACAAGTATTTTGATATATAATAATAAAAAATTTATTATATATGGAATTTAGAGTAGTTGATTTTGAAATTCTAACTAAACATTACAAGAATTATCAAGAAGGTATTAAGAAAATTGAAGAGGAAAAAAACTCATTTATTAAAAGTTTAGATCCAGTTAAAAAAGAAATGGAGAGTATTATTTCTCAAATGAGTTCTGGATTAATCATTGACGAGAAAACTCAAAAAGAAAAAGAAGAAAGATTTAGATCTCTACAAGATCAAGCAATGGGAATTGATAACAGATTTAAAGTAGAGATGAAAAAAATGCACGAAGATTTAAATAAAAAGACTTTTGATGAATTATCAGAAATCATTGAGGAATATTCTAAATCAAACGGAATTGACTTAGTGATTGGTAAAATGGAAGTTGTTTATTTAGTTGACAAATTCGAAATCACTGAAAATATTGTTTCAGTTCTTAAAGAAAAAGAACTTTATTTTGAAGTTGAAACAGAAACAGTAAAAGTAGAAACAACAACAGAAGCATAAAAAAAGAGAGTTTTTAACTCTCTTTTTTATTTTTTATTTATTGGTATAGATAAACCAACACCTCTCTCATCTAGAATTATACCAGCTCTATAAACATGAACATGACTTTCCACCATATAGAACGAACCAACTAAAATTAAACCAAAACTAAATATATTAGCAATGGAACCAGAGCTACCACCAATTTCAGAATTAGTTATAACCGGAGAAACATATAAAATTGTTCCTAATGTTGATAAGCTAAATCCAGCATTAATATAGCTTATTTAACAACTACTTATGGAACTTTAGATAAAAATATTTCTTATAGTATAGGTTGGGGGAGATTTGCTGAATTTTAAGAAGTTAAAAAAGAGAGACTTAGTCTCTCTTTTTTTATTTTAATAAATTTGAACTTCACCTTTAATATTATATTTAGTAAGAGCGTTACAAATATCTCTTTTCTTTTGAGCCGTGTTTGTATATGTATCTAAATAAAAATCTCCAATTTTGAGAAGAGAAGACCATTTATACTCAGGATAATCACTTTTATTCAATTTAAATATTCTTGGGAAATCAATAGAGAACTGTACAGGATCAATAGTTTTTAAAATTTCTTCAATTGATTTACCATATGTTGATTTAGCACTATCAAGTTTTATTAGGTTACCTTCTATATTAACCTCCAAATTTGTCCAAGGTGCTTTTTTACCAGTTCTTATTTCTTTTTCAATTTCTTTTTCAACAATATCACCGTCACTATTTTTATCTAAATCTACTTCAACAAAAGTGAAATTGAGGTCATCAATCATATCTGATATTATTTCAAATAACTCCTTTATTTTACCTTGAAAAGTTTCACCATCAACATCATACCACTCACAACCATCATACTTATTTTCATCAAAAATTAAGGCAATCATCTTTTCAACCTTTTCTCTTTTGACGTTTAATGGTAATTCCCAAGCTTTTAAAATCATATACTTTATAGGTGATTTTGTACGACCTAACGAATATTCTCTTTGTTCTAGATCATCAGTAACTCCAAACTTATAATCAAGTGGTAGTTCTTTATTTTTTATATGGTAGAACTGACCAATGTAAACATATTGTTTTTTCATAATTTTTTATTTTATACCTCTTATGTAAATAAACTTACTTCTCTTTTCGATACCACCAACAATTTCAAATCCAAATTCTTTTATTAAGTCTATTAATTCCTTTTCATCCTCTTGTGTTTCATAATTTTTAGATGGTTCTGCTATATAAATATTACCATTCCAGTTTAAAACACGATAAGCTTCTTTAATATAATCTTTATAATTTGTACCCCATAGTGATAAACTAAAAACACAAACATCAACACTTTCATCACTCAAATATTCACTAACATCACTCATATCACATGCAATAACATTATCATCTATTGCTATATGATCAAATGATATTACCTCATTATTTGGTATAAAATTTTTGAATAAATTTTCACCACATCCAAAATCAACAACACGATGATTTTTGTTTTTAATTTTAGTAGCAATATACTCATATGGTATCTCAGTCCAATCTTTCATACTTTCTCTTCTAAGAGAATGATATCTAAACCAAGAATCTGGATTGTTGTTGAATTCTTTATTCATTGTAGATGAACGAGTTATTTTCCCTCTTCTATTAAATTCAGATAATTCTGATTCAATTTTTATTAATCTTTTCTCTTCATCCAATTCTGGATATAAATTAATATTTATGTTTCTTCTATCACCATTAATTATATCACCTTTGTTAACTCTGTCTTTCCATGATTGTAATGATTCAATAGACTTATTGAACATAGTTTCTCTACTTGGTAATATTTTTGAAGGTATTTTACCATCAACTGCTAAATCAGCTAAAGTTCTTTTATTTTCTATTAAATTTGTTCTCTGTTTATCCCATGACCAAACTTTATCATCTATATCAATTTTAACTTGTGGTATTATAACAGTTACCTTATCAAAAGATGATCCTTGTCTAATAAATCTACCATGTAACTGTTTTTCATCTGAGTTTGTCCAAGGTTGTGTGATTTCTATCAAGGTATTGCAAACATTTTGCAATCCATCAACACCGGTTGTTATTGGTTTTGAACCAATAATAATATCAACTTCACCTTTTATAAACTTTTTTAAGTTATACTCTCTTATAGACATTTCAACACCATCTATATTTATAATTCCATTTTCTTCACCAGTGCAACAAACACAAGTAAATCCATTTTTTGTCACAAAATCATATATTTCGTTCTTAAATCCGTCAACATAGTATGTATAAATACATACTCCTTTTTTTAGAAATTCTCTAACGGATTCTAATTTCTTTGGTAAGAGTAATTTTTCTAACGAGATAAAATCATTCTTTGGTAGTTTTAATATATCATCGATTAAGTCAGAACCATCAATTTCGATATACTTTTTATCTAATTCAATCTCATACTGTGGTAGATATCTAATTCCATTTAATAAAAATTGTTGATATACTCTAAGTGCATTTGATATACTTTTATGTGTATTTAAGTCACTATAATCTTTTAAAGTAACAATCTCCAATAGAGACTTAGCTTCACTCAAATTATTTATAACTGGTGTTGCTGACATACCTAAAATGTATGAGTTTTTATTTTTATCTCTAACACGACCAATTAATTTCTTCAAAACGCCTCTTCTTACTGATTCATCTTCACCTCTTTGTTTAACATTCTGTAATTCATCAATACCAACAAAGTCTATAATATTTTTATTTGTCAAATCTTGATAAACTTCTTCTGAATATGATTGTTGAAATTTTTCATAATTTAAAACTAAATAATTATGTTCATTAACATCATAAACTCGTCCGATCTCATGTTCAGTAAATACTAAACTATTAGGAAAAGATTTTACTATCTCATTTGATATTTGTTCAACTGTTGAGTTTAATGCAATTATAATACTTATTTTAGAATTTATAATTCTACTAGCTAAAATCATAGCTATTGTTTTACCAGCTCCTGTACCGGATAGATTTAGTAAAGATTTTGAATCTGATGTTAATAGTCTATGAATTGTTAATTTTTGCATTAAATTGGGTGTGTGATTTTTATAATCATTGGGTACTTTAATTTTAATAACATCATTATACTCATTTATAAAGTTATTTTTTATTATAGTAAAATATTTCCCACCACTCTCATTTTTAATATCATCAACATTTAAAATTTTATTCAAAACTCCATTCCACATTCTTTGAGTTTTAAAATTAATTAATGAGTTGAATGCTTCTTCATCCATTCTTGCATAGTAATCATTATCTAGTGTGTGAAAATCATTCATACCAACCATTGATGGTAATTTTTTATCTTCATTTTTAGAATTCATTATATCATCATCAATATCATCGATTTGATTGATTTCATTTGTTAAAAGAGAATTATTATCATTTGTAGATTTTTCATTTACAACTTCCACTAGGTTATTATCTTCTAATTCAATTTCTCTTTCAAGTTCCATTTTCAATTCTTTTATGGATAGAAGTCTTTCTTCCGAGTTAGCATCGGTATTTGCAATTGATTTAAAATCATCTGGTAGTTTACCTTGACCAATAATAATAAATAATTCAAATGGTTCCATTGATAATAGATCTGACTCACTTAACGTATTTAATAAATTTAATTTTAATTTATTAGTATATCCCTTATTGCATATATAACATCCTTTCCCACTTAAATGATTTGCTGGTGATTGAGGGGCAATTTCCTAGCAAATCAAACTCACCATGTTCTGGACATATTATTGTTAATTTTGTGTGTGAATTTTTATATTCTGATTTAGAATAATTATATTTACTTTGATGTATTTTATTGGACCTTGAAATGAATTCTTCAATTGTGGTATTTTGATTACCATAACATTTAATACAACCACCTCCATTATGATGTGTATTTGGTGACTGCTCAAACTCACCATGTTCAGGACATATTATTTTAACTTTAGTTGTTGAGTTTTTATATTCTACAAGTGAATAATTATATTTACCACGGTGTATATCATTTGATTTTTTTATAAAATCTTCAATATTGTTTATCTTAGAACATCTAACACAACCTTGTCCATTTATATGTTTACTTGGAGTTTGCTCAAATTCTCCATGTTCCGGACATATTATTTTAACTTTAGTTGTTGAGTTTTTATATTTCACTAGTGAGTAATCATATTTATTGTTATGAGAAACATTTGACTCTTTTATGAAATCATTAATATTTTTTCTTTTACTATCTCCATTTCTAATAATTCCACACTTTGGACAACCGCTTCCACTAGTGTGTGTATTGGGTGTTTGCTCAAAAACACCATGTTCAGGACATATTATTTCAACAAGAGTCTCGTTGTTAACGTAATTAATTTTGGAGTAATCATATTTATTCTTATGTATTTCTTGAAATTTATTTTTCAGATATAGATTTTTATCTAATGAATTTGTTATATTTAGATTAGTACCTTTAAGTATATTTGAAGGTGTTATTAGATGTTTTATATTATATTGATCAATTATAATTATTTTATCTCTGTTTGAAATATAATTAACTTCAGAGTAATCATAATTATCATTCCAATTACCACTCTCTTTTAATTTTTTTAAGAATTGTATGGTTTTTTCTGATTGCATATTATTTTTTATTTTCATAAAGATAATAAAATTTCATTAATTAATCTAATATTATTTGGATGACCATCTTTTAATATTTATTAACACTATCAAAATATTGTTTAATATATTTTCTCATGTCTTTACATTTAATCAACCTCGCTTCTTCCTCACCAGGACTGATATAAACTAAGTAAGCTCCAGCAACCTCAAAACCCCACTCTTCCAAAATACAAGCATACATAGATAACTGAATAGAATATTCATTATGATGATTTTTATAGAAGTCCTGGAAGGGCCATAATAACTTCTGCCACTTACCATCCTTATGATCATCATCCGTAAATTTCTTATTCGTCTTCCAATCAAGTATGTATAACTTACCATCTTTCATGAAAAGAGCATCTATCGTACCAGCCTTTTTCCATTTTTTAGAAAAGACTTTTATCTCAAACTTAACTTCATCAAGTTTGTGGAGTTGTTTACAAAAAATCTTATTGAATTTATTTATACGATGTATAATGTCTGGATTTTCTGGAAGTGGTTGCCAAATCTTATTGTAATAATTCTCAATCCATTCGTGAGTAGCAGTTCCTACTTCGTTAGCATACCTATTTGTTTCTTTCCACTCAGCTTTAATCCATTCTTGATCAAAACCAGTATCATCTGCTTTCTTTTTTGATTTCTCTTCGGTGTCAAATGGAAGGTGAAACTCACCTAAGAATTGTGTAACAGATTGAAATACATCACCATGATAGGTATATTTGTGTAGACCTGGGTCAAATATAAAATCCGGATCTTTAAAGCACTCTAATTTCTGTAAAAAAAAATCTCTCATTTAATTTATATAAATGAGAGATCTAAATGTTTAGTATGGTCTATCTTAGTATCTTGGTCTATCGTAGTAATAACCGTAACGGTCTCGGTTGTTTTCGATAGTATAACCACCTCTGATGTAACGGTTCATAATGTGTTCTAATGCGTCTAATGTTCTAGTATCTCTTGATAACATATTGAAATTATCTAAAACAGTATGAGCAAACTCAGCTCTGTTTATGTCACCTGGTAGTCTCTCAATACTTTCCATAACAACACGATAAGCGTCGAACATACCAAGTCTATCACCACCACCGAAACCAAATCCAAGGTAATCATTTGGATAAATATCGGATAATCGAATATCTTCAACTTGGTCACCTTGAGCTTCACTCATCATTTGTTGTCTTCTGGCTTCACGTTCAGCTCTTTCTTGAGCCTCGCGTTCATCTCTCAATCGTCTTTCTTCTCTTCTTCGAGCATCACGTTCTTCACGTTGTCTTTTTTCTTCTCTGATATATTCTAACTGAGAGTTAATTCTTTCATCATTGTTATGAGATTTGTGCTCATCATTAAAGATATAGTCTCTTAATTCATCATTATAAACACAATCTCTATCCAAGATATAAGTATCTAAAATGTTAGAATATTTACAGTTGTTTGGTGAAGTCCAAGCCTCTAAATATCTTAGGTAACAAGCGTCGTGTCTATATCTCAAAACATCATCTAAGACATCAGTTACAAGGTAATCATAACCGTGTTTTCTACCATCTGTTGTAGTTAAAGTATAGTAGTCTCTACCTTTAGGTTGAGCGTTATGTAGGTTACCATCATAATCTAAAAACTTAAAGGTATCCATATATGGAGTATAATCTAAGTTATTAACTCCTGGTAACTTAACAGTTAAGTCTAAGTTAACCTTAACACCATTTAAATTCTCGAACTTTTTGGTATTAAACCAGTTTTGTTCTGATTTAAACAAGTAATCATTTTTAGTAGCCCATTGTTTAAAATAGAATTGGTAAGTTTCATCACTAATTGTATAAATACGATCCATGATTTTATAACCATCTAACTCCCAAAGAAGTGCTCTACCAACAATTCGTCTTGTATCATCGTTGTCATAAAGAACAACCATTTTACAAATCTCTGGATTTCTTGAATAGATATCTAAATATCTTTGACAACCATCATACTTCATACAAGAAGCGTGTAATGATCCACCATTTTTCTCACAGTAAGTTGAATAATGGTAGTATTTTTTGATATCATCACCACTAACAACTTTAAAGTTCAATTTAGGTTTAGTTACCTCACTTCTAAAAAGTGTTGAGAATTTCTCAACTTCTTTTTCAGAAATACCAACAAACACTTTAGAAACAAAACCACCTGGTTTAGCCATAACTCGTTTTGTTGTAGCCCAACATTCATCTAATGTTAAACCCTCAGATCTTTCTTTTGGTAAATAAGAGATCTTAGTTACATCTTTCTTTGAAATAGAAATAAAGTTTACATAATCAGTAGCCAATTCTTCATCAGAGTGATCATCTTGTAATAAAAGTTTAGCAACAACTGAATCTTGAATTTCAAGTAAAACTTCTTTTAACTCAGGAGAAATGTAAATTTTTTGTGACATAATTTATATAAATTTAAATTTTTATTTTCTTATACTTCTGTTAGGTTTAGTAACTTTAAAATCTTTCTTTGGTTTGTTACCCAATAAATCTTCATTAATAAACTTATAAAGACCAATAGTTATAATAACTCCAAAACCAATCATAAAGATAATTAATATCATATATGTTATAGTGTTTAAAATTGCGTCTCCCATTGTTTCTATTTTTTATTTGTTTAACAAATATAATAAGTTTATTCTAAATCACCAAATTTTTAGTAATTATTAAATGTTAAAATTCTTATTTCTTTGTTATTGTGTAACTTTCTTAAAGAGTAATAAAGTTTCTTACCCTCATTACTTAACTTATCAAAAGTAGCAACCCAATCAGATCCATCATTATCTTCATAAGAATAATTTGACCACCCAACACAAATAGAAGTAGTTAATTGAATTGACAAACCGTCTTTATCAAAATAAATATTATTTTTTGAAATATCGTCTGCGACGAATTCACCAGGTAATTCTAAGTTAAGATTTGAAAGGCAGTATTTACCTCTATTAATATCTTCAATATCAAATGCAACGAAATAAACAAGTGTTTTACCTGCTTCTAATCTTTTAAACCTCGTGGAGGTTCTTGTTGGAAATATTACAAATCCTGAATTATCTTCTCTTAACATAAAATACTTTTTACAAATATAGGAAATTAATTTTGAATAGTGAGAATTAATATATAGAATTATGAAATATTTAAAGAAATTTAATGAAAGTAGTGAAAACGAATTGGATATTGAGTATATCGAAAGTTGTTTCAGAGAAGTAATAGAAGATGATAATTTCAGATGTGAATATTCATATAAAAAGAGTGTTAATTATCGATTAGTTATATCAACTTGGTTGAAAAGTTCAATTGGTTTTGATATAGACAAACCATTTAATCAATGGTATTATAACCCAAGTCAATATAATAGTAATGATACTGAGATAACTGAGTTTTTTGAAAATTGGTTAAAAATATCACAAAGAGTTGATAGTAGTATTAATAGATTATTAGATGAATACCCAGAATATGAAATAAAAAAGACATTAACAAAATCACCGAGTTTGGAAATAAATATAAAATTAAATAAATTATGAAACATTTAAAAAAATTTAACGAAAGTTCAGAAGAGTTTCAGCTAATTGATTTAGTTGATTATTTACAAGATCTAATGGATCATTATGATATATATTTACATGGTGATGGTGATGAAATAACAATGCAAGATATTATTGATAATAATGAGATAGACGATTTTGATAAAAATGATTTTCAAATCATTATACCTATTAATGATTTTAAAGACTTAGAGAAGGTTTACTATCATATGAAATCAGTAATTGGTCATATGAAATCTAACGGATACCAATTATCATATTTTGAGATTGGTACTGATACGGATGAAGGTGAAGAAAAAATAACTTCAGCAAGTTATTCATTTTATAAATGAAAAAAAATATATATAAAAATAAAATTTTAATATGAGATATTTAAAATATTTGAAACTTTATGAAAATTTCAATTTAAATGAAAATAAAAGTTTAACTAAAGAAGAATTCGAAAGAATTTTAAAAGAAAAATGTTCTGATTTTAAATGGGAAGATAGACCCATATACAGATCAATTTCATCTAATGATTCATATCTTTATGTAAATTCATCATATTGGAGTCCTAGGAATTCATATAAACATGATGGTGTTACTTATAGAAAAAGTATGCAAGGAGTTTCTGGTAAAAATTATCTACACACTCCTCTTATAAATCATTTAAACTCTTGGAGTTCTTATCCAAAAAGACAATTAATATGCTCAACTTCAATGAGAACTTTTATGGAATATAGAAATAACTTATATAGGGTTATCCCTTTTAATGGATCTAATTGGGGAATAGTTCCTAATTTTGATATGCACAATGTCGAGTTGACTCATGAGTTTTCAAAATTATTAAATGTTTTGATAGGTAATAAAATAAATCAAAATATTGATATTAATAATATATCAAAACTGAATATTATAAGGATTCCAAAATCAAAAGATGAATTAATGTATCCGGATGATCCTATTGATTTCGAATCATGGATGAGGTCATCGACCAATCGAGCTGCTGATTCCATTGAAGATTGGGAAGATGTTTTAGAATTTTGTAGTAAAGTTGATACATCCGGTGATAGTTGGGTTTTCTCGGAAAATCCAAAAAAACCTTTAACTATTGATGTTCTAAATACTTTATTCTCACCAGAATCTATGGGTATTAAGAAAATGAGTTATTTAGAATATAAAAAATCATTTGGAAATTTACCATCATATGAATATAGAGGGAATACATATAATGATGATGAAAAAATTTATGATTTAAAAGAACCAACTCCAGGACATGAAATTTGGACTGACTCTAATGTATTATTAATAAGAGTTGATAAAATAGAAGAATTTTATAAGAAATAAAGAGTAAAATATGAAATATTTAAAAAATTTTAATGAGGCAACTGATTTAACAGTAATAAGCGATAAGTTCTTAGTTCAATTGACTAGCGCTAATTACGCAGGTGAGAGCAATAAATACTGGACCATTGGGGATCCTAGAGTAAGTGATATAACACATGAGTGTAAGTATATAGGAAGAAATCTTACTAATGAACAATACACAAAAATAATATTAGCATCATTCAATCAGTTGAGTGAACTTATGGATCAACTTTTGAATGAGATAAATAACAGAGGACTTGATAGAAACACACTTAGAAGTAAAATTAGGAGAAAAATCACAACTAGAAGTGACATACAGATGGGTCGAGATGTTAATTGTAATAAATTCAAAGGTTATGATAATGAAATTAAGACTTTTATACATGGATTTTTGAAATCAAATGGATATGTAGAAACTAATTCGGATATATGGAAAGTTATCGATAAAGATGATTATGAAAAAGAATGTAAATTTTTAAATAAATTATTCTCATTATCAGAATACATAAATGATGGTAAAAGTGAAGAGGATATCAAAAAAAATAATGAAGAAATTAAAGATTTATTAAAAGATATTAACACAATATCATATCTTATTGAAGATGAAGGATATTCTTTTAGTTATAATACATTTCTTTTATTTAATTCAGTTAAATTATTTGGAAGTTTGGAATTAGATAATAAACTTTACACATCTGGAATTTCAATAAATATAAAAGATGCATCTAAAGAATTCTTAGATAGATTTGTTGATCTTTTAAGAGATCATTTAGATTATATACCAAGTGAAAATATAGTAGCTGAAGGTGAAAAAGTTATAATTAGTTTATAATATAAAAAAATAAAAATATAAAAAAAAAATAAAAATATGAAACATTTAAATAGTTTTAAAAATTTTAACGAAGCTTTAAAACCTAGTCAATTTAGGGAATATGTTAAAGAATTTGATAGGGAAAGATATTTAGATATTTTTAAGAAACTTGGTGATAAGTATGAGCATGATAAAAATTACTATCGTATTTATATACCTTTAGTTAAAGAGGAAATAAAAGGATATGTCTCAAAAATTCATGAAGAGATTGATAAATTTCTAAAAGAAAATGATTGTCAGATTGTTGATTATGTTAAAGGAAGTGCTAAGTTTAATAATTCTAAAAACGAAACCACAATTGGTAAGTTGTTAACTAGATTTAAAAATGAAGATTTAAATAAAAAGTTTGTCGAGGATGAGAAAAGAAAAGCCTTAACATCTACTTCAAAAGAAGATCTTTTAGTTGTTATATCAAGACACCCATATGATATTACTGGATCCGATACAGATAGAAATTGGACAAATTGTATGACAATTGGAACAGATAAATCTAATCGTTTAACTAAATTAATGGATGAATTAGAAAGTGCTAAGAAATCTAATGATGATAAGAAAATAAGAGAAATTAACGATAAGATAATGAAATATAAAAGTGATGGTGTTAATGTCAAGTATTTAATTAAAGAAGTTCAAGAAGGATCACTAATATCTTATTTGATAAATAAAAATGATAAAAACATTAATAACCCATTGGGTGTTTTGAATATAAAACCATACCATCCTACTCTTTATACTGTTAAAGATAGATCAGGTAAAGTTGTAGCTACTCATAAAGAAATAAGTCCTGAAATGGAGAGAAAATATGAAGAAGAGGGATTATACATCGAGGATGGTTTAGATCGTGATATAACTAATTTATATACGAGTAAACATATGTATGGTGTTAATAGAAGTGAATTTAAAAAAACGGTTGATAATATATTAAATGAATATTTTAATAAGTCAATTGGAACTTTCTGTCTAAATAATAGAGTTTATAATGATCAGGAAGATAAATATGTTGTTGATTTAGATGAAAAAGATCTTGGTATTGATGGAATTTGTTCAGAACTCGGTATTAAGAATTATAAAATTAACTCAGATGGAACAGTTGATGTTGATGGAACGGTAAATATTAGTAATAATGGTTTGAAAAAAATTCCTCTTAAATTTGGAAAAGTTAGTGGTAGTTTTGATTGTTCATTTAATATATTAACTTCTTTAGAAGGATCACCAAGATCAATAGGAGGTAATTTTAATTGTGATAGAAATAGGATAAAATCATTAAAAGAAGGTCCTAAAGAAGTAAAAGGTTATTATTGGGCTGGAAGTTGCAACGATGATAATCCATTGAATAAAGATGATTATGAATGGGCAAAGAAAAACTTTAAATATGGGTTTGTGCCTGGAATTAGGAGGATTTAATTTTAAACTTAAAATAAAACCACTCAATCGAGTGGTTTTATTATTTCATCTATCTTCTTATCTCTTATCTCAACAATCTCTCTTTTGTATTGATATTCAATCAACTTTTCACTTGATATACCAGTTATTATTCGAGTATCACTTAACTGTTCAACCGTTAAACTCAACTTAACACCTTTGTATATTACAAATCCATCACTATCAATTTGATAACTCATTAGTAATTCATAATTAAAAGTTCAGTACCCTTTTTGGTTTCTTGACCTTTTTTAGCACCTGATATTTTATTAAATTCTTTTTCTTCCCAGCGGTACTTATCTTTTGGAAACCACTCTTCTAATTCTGGGAAGTAGTAATAAGATAGAGACCATTTAGCCTTTAACTTTTTAATACAATCAGCTAACCTCTTATGTGTTTGCAACCCAAATTCATGATTGCTATAATATGTTTCACAGTTATAATACGGAGGATCTAAATAAAAATAAGTTTCTGGACTATCATATTTTAACATCAAATCTTCAAAGTCCATACTTTCAACATTTGTAATACCATCAAGATGTTTTAATATACTTTTTCCGTGGTTAGTACCATTCATTTTTTTTCTGAATGATTCAAACTTACAATTATACTTACCTTTTAAATCTATAAATGAACTAGTTTCTGGTTTAGAACCCGAAAAAACTTGGGATAATACATACGAGTATTTAACAGCACTCTCATAATCTGGATTATCCATATCTAATTTTGGTTGATTAGTAAATATCTCTTTTTGATACTGATTAAACCATTCCTTAAATTTTGAATCTGTTGGAGAGTTATCAATTCTTTTTTGTTGACATTCTTGTTTTTCTAAATATGAATAAAATTTTTTATAATTTCTAGCACATGCAAATATATTGGCATTTAATACATTAAAATCATTATAAATTACTTTTTCTAAGTTTGTATATTTATCTAAATCCATTGTTAAATATACGTTAAACATACCACTAAATGGTTCTGAAAATATTTTTATATCTTTTGGTATAAATTCTTCAATCCACTTACCCATTGCGCCGCCTTTGGCTCCCATGTATGAAATCATTTTTATTTGAATTATTTTTTATATTTTATTTCCTTTACTTAGATTATCAAAAGCCCATAAGGGTTGTAAATTTTCAAGAGAATTTACAACATCAACTGGTGTATCTGAGTCATATGATGAAACTGGTTTTATATGATCTATATGCCACTCACCATAATTGTCCCAACTCATACCTTCTGTAAATAAACTTTCGATATATTCCTTTAATTGTATAGCAGAATATCCAAGAAGTTTAATAGTTTCATCTTCTTTTTGTTTACCAAATCTTTTTAATGTATTATTTAATATTGTACGCCAAGCCAGAACATGTGGACTTCTTTTTTTTATAGATCTATACCAATTTTTTCGGTGCTCTTTACAAGATTCCGATTTTGAATATTTTTCTCTATATCCTTTAATTTTATCAGGATTATTTTCCCTCCATACTTTAATAGATTCTTTGTTATTCTCTCTATATTTTTTACTTTTATCAGATATTTTTTCTTTGTTATCCTCTCTATATTTTTTATTATATTCAATAAAATATTCCTTGTTATCTTCTCTATATTTTTTATTTTGTTCGGATATTTTTTCTATGTTTTTTAAATAGTGTTTTCTTCTATTTGATTTTTTAATTTCTTTTGGAATTGATTGATTATATTCTTTTTGATTTAATTTATATTCATCTGTTGATCTTCTTTCTTTCTCTTTTAAAAGAATACAAACTTTACATTGTGACTTTAAACCATCTTTTGAATGTTTAAATTTATGATACTCACTAAAATCTTTTTCTAATCCACATTTACTACATACTTTCATAAGATTAACAATTTTATAATTATATATAAAATTGTTAACTCTCCCTTTTATAAATTCTTGAAAATAATTCAATAATATCAAAAGATTTTTCTCTTCTCATAAATTCATCTACGCGAATTTGTGGAATTCCATTTTTTCTCCAAACGGATAGAGCGGGTCTAGAAACTTCAAAATATTTGTCTAAATTTTGATTATATTTTTTCTTAACATAGAATTCTATGAAATCAACATCTATTTCTTTATACATGTCTATTTTATAACTAAAAACTAGTTTTGTTTACAAAAAGTCAGAGTATTGTTGATACCATTCATTCCAAACATCATCAACAGAGACTTGATTACCAGATTCATCAATTAGGTAGTTAATATTCTCATTTTTAAGTTTAACATCCCAACTTATACATTCGTTAATATTATCAACATTAAATTGCCAACCATGTTTATAAGAACCTTTATCGTTTAATGCCTTTGGTACTGTAAGTAAAACTTGGAATGCTTTTAAAGTTCTTTTAAAATCTTCAACTGTATTCCATCTTTTATAGATTTCATTTTTAAAGATATAAAGAACTATATTACTAATACCGATTAAATGATCTTCTGTAAGAGGACCTTTAACATTTTCATATTCTTCTAATTTATAAGGTAGAAAGTGATAAGCTTCAGTAACTTGATTATCAAAAACAATTGGATTTCTCAACCCAACACAAAAAGATCTAATCAAATCATCATTATCCTTATAAGGCTCCATTGACTCTAATAGGGTCTTTGCTATTATAAATTGGTGTTCCCATTTTTCCGAACTTCTTGCCATAAAAAAAATTTTTACAATAATAACCATTTTTTTAGTAAAATCAAAGCTTCCCGAAATAATTATTATTATTAGATAATATATAAACTATTGATTATGAAACTAAAAACAAAATATTTACTATCCAAGACTTTTCAAATTGATCAAAATTGATAAAACAGAAGGTAAATAGTTTAATAAATAAGCTATGAAATTAGATGTTAATCAAGTTTATCACCAATACATAACTAGAATAGTAATATTTTCTTTATTCTTATTTAAAAGACAAATGAGACAGCCAAATGTTTACAAAACATCTGTTATTAGTTATGTTAATAAAAGATTACCTTGGAAAATTAATTTAAGGATTGATACTGGTGAAAGATTAGATAAAGATTCCGAAAGAGATATTTTATTAGATGAATTATTAAATGGTGTTGAAACAGATTACCTAACTTATGTTATAGTAACTTTCACAACACCATTAAAAGAAACTGTAATGGAAATTAATTTAAAAGATGAAGAAAAATATGAAAAATTTCTTTATAATTAATCTCTCTTTTTATCAATTTGAAGTGTACCCAATTCAATTAGATTAACTCTTCCAAAGATAGAAACTTCAACCTTAACTTTATCACCTTTAACTGACTCAACTTTACCATTAAAGTTAGAAAAAGGACCATCTAAAATAGTAACTTCTTCTCCTGGTAAATATTTACTCATTTCTTCTGGTTTCTCAATTTTAGATTCTTCATACTCACCAATCATTCTACTAACTTCAGCATTTGAAAGAGGAACTACATCACCCGCTCTGTTGGTTAAGAACCCACCAGCACCATTTGTACCTTTTAAGAAGTATTTTAACTCACCAATTGCGTTTGTTTGAACAAAGATATAACCTGGGAATTTAACCTTCTCACGTTTAACCTTTTTACCATTTTTAAGATAAAATGATGTTTCGGTTGGAACAATAACTTGACTAACCTTATTCATAAGATCACCTGTCTCAGATTGCTTTTGAATTTTCTCAGCAACTGATTTTTCTTTATTTGTAGCTGTTCTAACTACGTACCAATTTGTTTTAGTTTTTTTCTCTATTGTAACCATAACTATTATTTGTTTTTAAATTCTTTTTCTAATTTCTTTAAATAACTTAACTCTTCTTTTATAAAATCTGGAAATTTATTGATTAAGTAATCTAAATCTTCTTCTTTTACTTTAAGATGTTTTTTAAGCATCTTCCAATCTTTATCTGGAATATCTTTTTCAACTTTGGGTGTCTTACTCCAAAAATTATCTGGATAAGGCTCAGTTTTCATAAAATGATACCAAATATCCATAGCCATTACTTTGTCTATATTCTTTAGATTTAAAAGTTGTGCTTTATCAGGGTAAATTTTAGAAAAATATCGATTGAATATAAAAAACCACTTGATTTTATCTTCATCCGTTATATTTGACCATTCACTTCTTTTTTGAAAAATTGCTCTAGCAATATCAGTTATCTCAGCCATTTAAAATATTATTAAGTTTCCAATCTCTTATAATATCCGGTTTCCAAAAAGTTAGGAAATCATGATCGAAAACTTGTAAATAAATATCCTCTGATGGTTTAAAGTTTTTAAAATCTTTTGGTATATACCTACCATCAGCTAATTTATATTCAACTTGTCCAGTTGCCATATTCAAATACTCACCAACTATTTCAACTCTAAGATCAATTGATTTTAATTTTTCATAAATATCTTTAAGCTTACCTGGTAATGGATTTTCATAATCACCACTACCCGGTGTACCATTAGGTATCTGACCTAATGTAGTACAAGTACTGGCATATTGATTATATTGATTAATTTTTTGATCTTCATTCCGAGAAAACCATTCACAAAATATACTTATTGATTCAATTAAATCTCTACAATAAGTATATTTGTGTTTCATTATGGTATTCTCTATTACAGGAGACCATTTTGAAATAGCTTTATCAAAATCAAATTTTATCATAAACATTATACATTTTATCAACAATATCTGTTGGTAAGTTATTTATTCTAAGATCAATTAGTTTCATATTACTTTTAATATTATCAACTATATCTTCAATTTTAGTTTTACTTAATTTCTTTTTCTCACAAATTAAGTCCGCTATATTCTCATATAAATCTGGATCTTTTAAATTTACTTCACCAAACTCTGATATATACTGATCATAAATAGTTTTCGCGCCTTTCGCACCAATTCCTCTTTTCTTACCATTTTTAACTTGTGACCAAACAGATTCAATATTATCAGATGTATCACCTGATATAATCTTAATAATTAATGATTCTGTTGAGTTAATTTCATTAATCTCATATTTATTAAGAAATCTATTCAAAAGTCCAATAAACTCACTATTATCATTTAGATCAAAAATATCATCATTTGGTAATTTAGATAACTTGTTTAAAAATATTTGATAGTTTTTAGGTAAGAAAAGTTTTTCTTTATTATACATTTCATTAGTCATAATATTAATGTATAAAGGATCAACACCAAAATTAACTATCTGTTTAATATCATAGTCATTTGATACAATCACAGTTGAACGACCTTCTGAGTTTGCCTTTTCAACTAAAAAAGAAATCCAGTCATCACCTTCTACGTGAGGTGCTTCTAAAATTTTAGAGATTGATTTAATCTCTTCTTTAAATTCTCCATATGTTTGATAAACAAAATTCCAATCTATATCTGAATCTTTTTTTCTAGTGGCTTTATATTCACTTATAATTTGTTTTCTCCAAGATTTTTCTTTAGAGTCAGAAACTAAATAAACGTTCGCAAAAGGAAACCATTTTCTGTAATTTCTTATTGTGTTTTCTAATGATTGGTGTAAAGCACCATAAAGTAAATTATTTTTGTGTAAAGTAAAAACTAAACGACTTAAAATATAGTTACCATCAATAATTAAATCTACTAACATTCCATGTTATTATTTTTTATAATGTATATAGTATAAATATGTTATTATGTTTTATAGTTTTTAAACTATTTTAATTATCAATAATATAAAATAAAAAATAAATCTAATAAATGAACAAACCTAACAACTTCCCATTCAACTGGGAAAACACTAACAACACTAATTCTATTCTACTTGAAACTCCATTTTCATTGTGGAATGTAGCACCATTCACAAACAACCCAGCATTAAACACAGTTACTAACTGGGTAAACTACACACCAACTACACCAAGTGTTAACACTTATGAAACTTCTGATAGTTACGTATTTGAAATCGCAGCACCTGGTTACACAAAAGAATCTTTTGAGGTTGCTTACTCAAACAACAGTATGTATCAAACTTTAACTGTTAAAGCTACTGAAAATAAATCAGAAAGACCTACAAATTATTCATACAGAGAATATAACTATTCTTCTTTTACAAGAGAATTTAATATTCCTAATAACGCAGAAACATCTGAAACAAGAGCTAAGTATGATAATGGTATCTTAACAATTATGATCCCTAAAAGTGTTTCTAATACTAATTACAGAACTGTTAAAATTTCTTAATTAGAAAAATAACAAAATAAAAACCCACCAAATTTGGTGGGTTTTTTTATAATATCATATTAAGTTGTATTTCTCTCCAAAGTGTTTTATAATCTTCTCTAACTTCATCAGTATAATTATATCTTTTATCTTTTGAATACCAATCGTAAAAATTAGCTTCAACTTTTGGTTTTAATTCATCGTAAATCTTTTTCAAAACTGGTAAACAATCTTCTTTTAAACACCAATTAACTAAGTTTTTAAAATAATCAAGACCTACTCTTTCTAAACCAAGATATAAACTTCTATCATTACTTTCGTGTTCAAAGATACCTAAATAGATAATTAAATAGTGATAGATTACTTTCTCCTTATAGTTTAAAACACCCGATGGATTAGCACTATCTGGATAAGCAAAATAAAATTCAATTCCAATTTTCATTAAATGTTGAACAAATCTAATTACTTCTTTCTTTATTCTCATATCTAAGAAAACATAAGCAACATCATAAGTATCAATATAACAAATAGGTATATTGATCAATTTCTTAAAATGTAGAATATCTCCACTTATAGAATATCCTGGTTTTCTTGGTATTAAATCACTTAATTCCATTTTCTTTTAATATTTTTAATAGATATCTCTTATTCCATTCTCTTGTATTTGGTGTATCTCCAGGTCTTGGAAAACTTTTTCTTCTATTACTTTTATTTGGAGAATATTTATCTTTACCATAGTTACCGATATATCTCTTACTACGATGATACTCAGTTCCTATATAATCAGGCAAGACCGCATTTTGTATATAATACCCATTGGCATCTTTATAATACCACCAAGATTTATACAAATTTTCTCTCAATCTTCTGAGTGTGACTTTCTCATAAGTTGATCTTCTCCAAGCACGATCTCTCATAATACAAAACTATAAAATAAATATGAAAAAGTAAATTATTTATATATAATTTTATGAAAAAGAAGTTTAAAATTTTATCCTTAGATGGTGGAGGCTTGAGAGGATTAGCAGAATTAATTATTCTGAAGAGAATTGAAGATATAACTGGTAAAAGAATTTATGAACTATTTGATTTGATAGTTGGTACATCAACTGGTGGTATAATAGCATGTGGATTAACCGCGGCAAAAAATGGAAAACCAGTATTAACAGTTGATAAACTAATAGATCTTTACAACACCAATGGTAATAAAATATTCCCAAAACAAAACACTTGGTTAAAAAAGAAATATAGAGGAATAAGATCAATTTTTTTACCAAAATATAAAAAGAATGGTTTAGAAGATCAATTATCTGAATACTTTGGTGATATAAGACTATCAGAAGTTCTTAAACCAATAATTGTCACATCATATGATATAATACATAATGAAATTGTTATGTTTAAAAGTAGAAGAACTAATGAGTATGGATTTGATCTACCACTAAAAGATGTTTGTAGAGCAACAAGTGCGGCTCCTGTATATTTATCACCATTCGAATATAACTATAACGATGTTGATAGAATTTTAGTTGATGGTGGTATTTATATTAACAATCCAGCCATGGCAGCTGTTGCGGATACACTTAGATATAAATATGGAAACCCAGATATAACTGTTGAGGATATTCAATTACTTTCATTAGGAACCGGATTCCATTCCGAAAAGTTAGGGTATAGAAGAAAATGGTGGCACCGACCAATTAAAAAGTGGGGAGCTTTAAATTGGGCTGTTCCTATTTCAACGGTTATGCTACAAGCATCATCAAAATGTGTTGATTATGAATGCCAACAATTACCACTAGATAAGTTTCTTAGACTTCAATTTATTATAGATGAACAAGATAGAAGTGAAATGGACGATTCAAGAGAAGAAACATTAAGATATATAATTGATTGTGTTAATGATCAAATTTTAAATAAACAACTTGATAAAATAAAAGATTTCTTTAAATAAAAAAACCCTCTTAATTGAGGGTTTTTTTATTATTCAAATTTTAAATTCCATTTGTGATAAACATCTTCCATATTAGCAACTCCATGTTCGTTTACGATTTTACCATGTCCATTATCAATGAATAACCATTTACATAAAACACTTGGTGCGTAATTACTATCTTGATCAACTAATGTATAGTGATTAAAAGTAATTCCTCTATAAGCTCTTCCCCAATGAAATATATCATAAGAGTCATAAGCCCAATCTATTGTAGAATCATTACCCATTAAAGTCCAAATTCTTCTATCATTGATTATTTCAATATTTTCATTATTTCTTTTTGTTTTATACCAAAGATAATATGACGGCGTTTTAGGAAGATAATTTTTTGTATTTTGTTCCCAACCACTATAATACCCATTTAATATATCATCTACACAATCTTTAAAAGATGTTCCACTTTTAAGGTTTTTATTATCTTCCAACTCTAGCTTATTATTACCAGAAATACCCATCCATCGAGTTCCATTCCATTGTCTCGAATCTCTAAATTGTTGACCATCTGACCAAGGATAATCTTTATACTCTTGACCCCAACCCATAATTCTTTGTTTTGTAGAATCATCACCCTTCTCTGTATATTCATAAGGACCTTCAATATCTCCAGATAAGTAACTAGGGATATTAGGAAATTCTTGACTTGAATGCCATTTATCCCAAGTTGATCTGTTTCTAACTTTATAGAAACAAACTGTCCAACCTTTAACAAAATTGGATATTCCATCAGCAGGAAATCCTCTATGAGCTCTTATTTTCCATCTAACTGGTAGTAATATTGACGCTGATTCATATTTAGAATCTTTACTTAACTTTTCTCTCATCAAGATATAATCAGCCGATGCTGGTTTAGGGAAGTATTCTTCTGTGTCAGCAAAATCAGCTAATTTTACTTTACCTTTAAATTCAGGGTATTTATTACCATCGCACTCAAACTCAACCAACCAATTTGATCTCATATCATCAAGCCATCTACCGATTTGTAATTGAATACCAAAACAAACTTGTTCTAAAGCATCTCTTAAATCATTAGAAGCATCTAAGATTTTATTGTAAACATCAGTTGATTTATCTGTGGTTAAAGTTGATATTATACCACTTATAATTTTACAAGCAATAGTTGTTATTATAGCAGCCGCTGTTCCAGCTGGAAATATAACTCCAAGTCCTTCAATAATTTTAGAAACAAACATTCCGATAATTGAAACACTTGGATCATGAACTGTTTTAGCATTAACATTATCTTGAACAATAGTTATATCATAACGAGCGTCATCTCTAAAATCATCTATAAACTTTGAAATGGTTAATAAATTCTCTTGAACAATATTTAAAATATGATCTTTATATATCTTTTCATTCTTTGAATTTACTGTGTAGTCCCAGGTTGTAGGTGTGTAACTCATAATTAGATTTTTCTTTTATATATCAAAAAATCTACTTCAATAATTCAGATTAATCAAATATCTCATCTAATCTATAATCTCTTATATAAGATTTGATGTAATTATCCAAATCAATTAAATCTTTTTTAGATTCTTTTCTATCAAAATACACATCTTTTATTTTTGAGAATTTGAAAAAGTAATTAAGATCATTTTCACCAAAATCAACTATATTAAAAATGACAGACCTTATGATATTACCAAGTCTATCATATTGATTATATCGAATAATCAAATATCCATTAGATAGTTCTATCAAACTATTTGATTTTAAAGATGACTTTTCGATAGTTATCATGTGATTATCACCAACTGTATCATAAATTGCTCTAATTGGTGATTTTATGTAAAGTATTTCATATCCGAAATCTCCATATAATAAAACTTCCATCATTTTAATAACTCAGTCTTTCTTAAATCCGAATTCTTACCAAACCAAACATCTAATGAAGTTTCAGAGACATCATCTTTAGTTATAAGTGTTAACTTTGGATTATTAATGATGTCACCATACTCATCATCAACCAAAGCTGCTAAACCTTTTTTATAACTAACATCCCAACCTTTTAAGTCTGTTTTAGATTCCCAATCATTGTACTCACTTTGAGTATAGAAAAGAGCTTTCTTTTTCTTTTTATCTTTAGGTGTTGCTACTACTATCGGAGTTTCAACCTTATAAATCATTCTTCTTTCGAACATATCAGGCCAATACTTGTAGAAAAAGTTTATCAATAATCCAGATATCGAATTACCATCAACATCAGCATCAGTGTAAATCAATACTCTACCATATCTTAATGTTTTAAGTTCTATATTCTGACCTAATTTCAAACCAATTGCCGCCATTAAGTTAACAGCCTCTGTATTCTGAACTAATTTTTGATTAGATATTTCAGAAACATTTATAAACTTACCTCTTAATGAGAAAGCACCCATTGTTTCAGGAGTTCTATACTTTCTAAAAGCACCAGAAGCAGAGTCTCCCTCGAAAAGAGCCAATGAACATTTCCATCTATCTTTACCTTTAGCATCAATTAGTTTATCCACTTTAATCTTAGATAGTTTTTTATTTAACTCTCTTTGTAATTTATTATCATCAGCATTCTTTTTTTGTTGAATCCAATCTAAAATAGAGTTTACAATTTCGGATTTAAGTATTTGTTGTATAAACTTAGTTGATACTTCAAATGTAGAACCAAATTCTTTAACCTCAGTAATTAATTTCTCTTTTGTTTGTGATGAGAAACTAGGATTGATAACGGTTGAGTTTAAGAAAAGTGTCATATGATTTTTCAACTCAGATGGTTTAATATCAACTTTGTGTTTTTTCAAGAAGAATTCTCTCATCTGTGAGATTATCTGACCCATTATGTAGTCAACGTGTGTACCACCATCATAAGTCTCCGTAGAGTTAGCAAAACTAACTTGTTGAAATCCGTTTTCTGAAAGTGCAACTGCGATAGACCATGTTTTATCTTTATTACTTTCATAGAAGTATTCACTCGTATATAACTTAATATAATCTTCAAATGTATTAAAATTTAGCAATAAGTCATTAAAATATATTTTTAAATGTGTGTTACAGGCAGCTAAATCATAAACTCTTTTCTCAATCATTTTAAAATGATCGTCATCAATACCATTTAAACCAAATCTTTCATAATCTGGTTTATAAGTTATTTCAGTATGATTTGCTTTTGATTTCTTAATAATAGGATTAGATCTCTCACTCATATTTTTAGAGAAAACTTGAGTAAAATGGTTTTTACCATCACAAGTTGATATTCTAAATTCTTCTGAAAATATATTCACACAAGAACTCCCAACACCATTAGTACCTGCCCAAGTTCTATTCTCATCATCTGAAAAATTAGAACCTGCTCGCATATTAGAGAATACCATCTCTGGAATCCACTCATCATCTTTATTTTTTACAACAGATATTCCCCCGTTATCCCAAACGGTTACAATATCATTATCTATATTTATTTTAATAACATTTAATCTACTACCATCTCTACGACTCTCATCTATGGAATTGGTGATTATTTCATCAAATAACTTTATAAAAGCCGGGACATTATTAATTTCTTTCTTTAATATTTTACCATCTTCAAAAACCCATTTATTTGAAATATTTGGTTTCATCGAACCCAAATACATAGATGGTCTAAGTAGTACGTGTTCTCTATCTGTTAATTTTTTATATTTATCAGCTGACATTTCTCTATTATTTTTTTATCTCTTTTTCTATATTTTTTTTATATGATATTGTAAATAACTTAATATTATTTTTTCTACAAAAGTTTTTTTTAATTTTATCTCTTTTAACTACTAATTCAAAAGATTCTTTTCCACCAAAATAATCAAATGGTTCATAATGCTGTGCGCCATTATACTCTATACAAATATCATAATCTGGTAAGTAAAAATCAAAAATTAAATTTGATAAATATTTACAATCTTTGAATTTTTTTTTGATGTATATAATTTACATTTAAATTATTCAAAAGTTTTATAATTTCTCTTTCTCCCTTTGAAGACTTGCAAATCATACAACCTTATTGATTCATTATATCCCTTTAAATATTTCATAATTATTCTATTTTTAATGGTATTTCTGGATCAACATCAAAATTATCATTCAGATAAGTCTTCAATTGATTTTCAATATAGTGATCTGGCACCGGCTTATCATCCGGTTCAGAATCCATTTTTATAATTAATTTATTTGTAAAATCTTGTATAACTTCTGGTTTAACAGCATCTATTAATCTATCAGTAACAACAAAAGCTCTCGAAAAACGATCTTTTACATTTACATCACCTTCCGGAACTTTCATATAGTAATTAACCATCGTCTTTAAGAAATCAACATATTTAGATTCCGAATCAATATGTTTAAAAAGTGGTTTCAAAAACTTATTAAATGTTCTGGATGTTCCTAAAACCAAACCAACAATTGCTAAAATTGGATAAAAAGGTGCTATGATTGTAGGAATAGCTCTTGGAAGTGCTTGATAAAAAGCTGTTTTAGTATCCATTAAGATTTTAGCGTCTTTAGCATCTTTGAAAATAGCTCTTAACATACCAAAAGTGAATTCTTCACCATGTTCCATTAAGTATCTACTTAACTGACCTCTTTTGGAAAGAACAATTTGTCTTTGTATCTCATCACCTAATAATAACTTTTCTAAACCAAATGGTTCACCAGTTTTTTTAAACTTTTCAAACTCTTTATAAAGTTTCTTGTCATCGATTAAATATTCTGAATAACCTAAACTTTTTAATTTATGAATTAATTGTAATTTATTTAAATTCTTGAAAGTACTAATGATTTCTTGTAATCTAACTTTATTCTCATCAGTATTATATAATTTATTTAACTCAGCTCTCAAGTATTCATCTTTCTTAAAGAAGATACCTTCATTAACAAACTCGTTATAATTTTTAACTCTTTTCATAACTCTATATATAAAAAAATAGAAAACAAAAAAAAGATTTTGTATATATAACTCTATGATTGAAAAAAGTATTACAGAATTTTTATCAAACGAATATAAAGAATTCGCTATGTACTCTATTGAGGGTAGAGCAATTCCTTCTGTTGTAGATGGTTTTAAACCAACACACAGGAAGATTATACACGTTTGTAATCAAATATGGAAAACAGGATCAGAGAAGCCATTAAAAGTATTCCAATTAGCCGGTAAAGTTGCTTCTGACGCTTTCTACCATCACGGTAACCAATCGTTAGAAAACGCAATTACTACAATGGCCCAAAAATTCAAAAACAATGCTCCTCTATTAGATGAGATTGGTCAATTTGGTTCATTGAGATCTCCACAAGCTGGAGCTCCCAGATATATTGGTACTAAATTAAATGGTAACTTTAAATTACTTTATAAAGATTTTGAACTACTTGAATATAAAGAAGAAGAAGGTGAAATAATTGAACCTAAGTTTTTTCTCCCAATTATACCAACTATTTTAATAAATGGTTCTTCTGGTATTGCCGTTGGATTCTCATCGAATCTATTAAACAGAGATGTTAAATCTGTCACAGATGCTTGTATTAGTTTATTAAATGGTAAATCTATAAAAGAAATAAAACCATCACTTAATGAGTTTACAGGTGAGTTTATACAAGATCCAGAGAACAATAGAAGATGGATTATAAAAGGAAAATTTCAAAGAGTTAACACATCAACTGTTAGAATTACTGAATTACCACCGTCAATGACTTATGAGAAATATGAAGAAATATTAGATAAGTTATGTGATAATAAAGATATAGTTTCTTATGATGATAATTGTAAAGATAACATTGATTATACAATAAAGTTTACAAGAGCTGATTTAGAAAAATATGACGATGAAAAATTAGTTAAACTCTTAAAATTAGAAGAATCATCAACTGAAATATTTTCAACATTAGATGAATGGGGTAAATTAAAGATATTTGAAAATTCATCTGATATAATTGAATACTTTGTTAATTTCAGACTTTCATACTATCATAAAAGAAAGAAATTCATGTTGGATAAAATGCAACACGAATTGAAAGTTTTAAGTAATAGAGGTAGATTTATTAAAGCTATCTTAGATGAAAAGTTAAAAGTAAATAATGTTTCTAAACCAGATATCATAAAAGGTATTGAAGAAATGGGGTTGGATAAGATAGATGATTCTTATGACTACTTATTAAGAATGCCAATCTACTCTTTAACTAAAGAATTATTTGAGAAATTGAAAGAAGATTTTACAAATAAAAAGTTAGATATTAAAAAGTTAGAAGAAACCGATCCTAAAGATATGTATCTTGATGACTTAAATGAATTAAAAAAGAAATTTAAGTAATGGGACTAATTGGCGAAAATGGAGCTGGTGGTTTTTTAGTAGAAGGAATGAGAATTGTATCTTATTCCGATACATGGGAACATCATACAATAGTTAGAAAGTGTAATATAATTTTCGAATTAGATAACAACTACTACTATATAATTGAAACTATGGATAAACTAGTTGAAATATGTAGTATGCCGAATACTCTACAAAAAGAATGGTTTAAATATAACAAAAAAGTTTTAACTGAGAGATTTGCTAAATCTGAGTTTGAAAAACAACAAGATATTAGTAGAATAACTAAATCAGAAAAGATACAAGAAAGTGTATCTGAATTAAAAGCCATATTAAGAAATTTTAATATAGATAAAATAATATAATATGATAATCATATCTTTGAACATATTATCAAGAACTGTTGGTATAAGAGATGTTTTAAACGTACATCCAATGACTTGGTATATGAAAGACTTTTCCGATTTTAAAAAGTTTATAAGTAGTGAAGTAAATACTTTATCAATTTTAAATTGGGGTGTTCAATATGGAGCTAACAAAGCTAGATTAGGCTTAGCCTTAAATATTATAAGACCTGATAACGAAGAAGATTTTTGGGAAAATGAATTCGTAGTTAATATATCTAATATAAAATCATTTAAAAAATTTCTTAGTGTTGAAGATTCTGAAATAGAAAATCTATTAAAATCTGCTGAAAGAGACGAAAAACTTAATAATTTAGGAATTTCCTAATAAGTTATCCAATTTATTATCACGTATTAAAGACTTTATATCTCTTAAAATATTATTTGATTCCGTTTCAACTACTTTTATTGGTTTTATTTCAATTTCAATTGTTGTTATAAGTCTTCTTTCAATACTACCAATATTTTCAAATTCTTTTATCTCACTAAAGTTTAAAAGTTCATACATTATTATTCTAACTTCTGTCGAAGAAGATGGTTCTAAATGAAAAGAAGAATAACTACTTTTATTCTTAATTACTTCAACTATTATATCACTTTTCTCGATAAAACTACTAATATCTTCATCGGTTGTATATCTAAGAGCACCTACTATCTGCGTTTCAACTCTACCATATTTAATGCTATCTGAATCACTTTTTAAAATCTCTAAATCATACACACTCCCCAAACTATTACTTTTTATCAAATCATTTATATCGTTTGATTTAACAAAATATAGAGTACAATTTTTTCTATCTTTATTTAAATACATGATAATTATATTAAAAAAGTAATTTAGGTTTACTATACTATTATTTTTGAAGGTGCTGTTATTTTCATTGCGATATTAGGATTTCTTTGTCTAACAGACCAGCTGTAATATTTATTTATTGCATTGAATAATTTATCAACTGATTTATATTCTTTATCATCTGTTCTACCTTCATCTCTACCATATGATAAATAAAAAGTTGCTACACAATCATATGTTCTTAATTTAGAAGAACATATTTCTAATAATCTTTTAACTTCTTCATTACTAATTTCATTTAGATTATAAGTAAGTCTAACCGCTATCATATTATCTTTAATATGATCCATTGACCCATAATATTCAATACTTCTTCCATTTTTAATACCAAATATCTCATCATAACTTTTAAATATACCATCAACATTTCCATCTAAAGAGTTTTTAATTCTTGGTTCATCTTCTGTTATATCATAAAGACATTCTTTTATATCCTCTAAATACACCGGTTCTAAATTTTTTTTCTTTTTTAAGAAGTCAAAGAAACCTTCATATGTTTTTATATTTTTCATATTTATACTATTATTTTTGAAGGTGATGTTATTTTCATAGTTAAGTTTATTGATCCTCGAATGAAAAATGTAGTACCGGATGAATCACGACGAGCTGATCCTAAAATTTCTCTCCTATTTTGTAAAAAATAAAATAACTTATCAATTGATTTAAACTCATCCGGAATACAACTAGCACCATTAACTAAGTGTGTATTACCAATGCAAACATAATAAGAAACTTCACAATTATATGTTTTTAATTTGGATTCACAAATTTCCAATAATCTCTTAAAATCATCATCTAATACACCAACTTTATCTACTCCCGAATATCTATCATCTTCTTCTTCTCTCTTATATCTAATTCTAACAGCCATCATATTATCTTTAACATATTCAGGTAATCCTTCTATATCATTACCCAATTGTTCATAATCAGAATCTAAACTTAGATTACTCTTAATTTTAAAAACATCACGATAAGTGTTGAAGACTCCATCAATTGTACCATCTAAGGAATTATCAAATCTAGTATCTTCTGTTATATCATAAAGACATTCTTTTATATCATCTAAATAAACAGGTTCGTTACTTACTTCTTTATTTTTCTTTTTAAAAAAGTCAAAGAAACCTTCATATGTTTTAATATTTTTCATTACAAATCTATTTTTATTTTACATTCAAAACGAACACTCTCTTTAGAAAATGAAACTTGAGACCCAATTCTATGAGTTATTTTACCTACATGAAATTTATCTGATGGTATATAGTCTAAATGTTCCATTAGAAGAGTTTTGTAGTTATCAATATCAGACTCCACTTTTTTCATAAGATTTTCATGACTGCTATCAGTAAAAGCACCAACTCCAGTTACATATTGTTCAGTCCAAAGTTCTATTTTAATAGTTATTACATCTTCCCAATTCGTATGAAGAGAAAACTCATAAACACCTAATTCATATCCTTTATCTTCTAATATGTATGATATACTCTTTATATCATCAATAATGTCTTTAGAACCAAAGTCCTCAAATAATGTTCTACCAAAACTCTCATTAAACTTCTTTAAGTATTTCATATTATTATATTTTTTTTCTATCGTATATATTAAATTCGTATATTTGTAAAATAAAACTTATAGTCATGAGAGAAAGAGAAAAAAGAAGATCTTTGAGAGATTACGCACCACAAGGTACAAAACCGTGTGAATCTAAATGTGAGAGAGAACCAGTTATGACTCCAGCTGGACCAGTTGTTGTTTGTCATGGTTGTATGAGAATAGTTATTGATAATAGAGAAAGAGGTTTATGATTTTACTTACATTAGCCTTTCTATACTCAATTCTTTGTGTTAGATTAAGTTTTGAAGGTGAAAAGAGAAAGATAGGCTATAATATAACATACTTTATCAGTTTGTTATTAACACCTGTTATCGCATCACTATTTGTCTTTACTTCTAAAAAAGTAGATAATTTCGATAAAAGTATAAGATCAATAACTCCAATAGTAATTGGTTTAGTTGCTATGAACTTTTTTATATTTAATTGTGAGTTATTACTACCATCACAAATAATTCAACCACTTCTAATGAGTTTAGGTTCGTTTTCATTTGATAAACTAATAACACATCAATTTATACATGCCAGTACCGAACATTTAAGAAATAATATGTGTGTATTACTTTTAGTTGGCCCACCAATTGAAAGAAGAATGAAATCTTTACAATTCATTATCTTTTATTTAATATGTGGTTCGATTGGTGGTTTTTTACAAATATATCTTGATGGTTTACTAACAGCCACTGTAGCAGGAGCTTCTTCTTCTATTTATGGACTAATGGGTATTTTTGTTGGAATGAAAATAACTAATAAGATTGGTAAAATAAACTTTCCGACTTTTTTAATACCACTTTATTTTATTGTAGATGAATTTATAATTTCATTAGGACACCAAAAAGATGGAATTGGACATATAGCCCACGTTGCGGGTGCTTTAACTGGGATAATAATTGGATATTTATATGAGCGATTTACAAAAACTAAATGATGTTAAAACTTATTTAAGAGATCTTAAATTTAAGTTAATATTAGAGAACAATAATAATATAACATTAAGTGATTTACCATTTAGTCACTTCAATAATTTCTTTGAAAAATTATTTTATCCAAAGAGAGCAAAATATTTAAATACTTTATTGAAACTGGACTCTATTTTAACTGGTTCAAGTGCTTTGAGGGCTTATAGATATAAAGGGCAAAATATATTTAGTCGAGTTCCGGATGATCTTGATTTTATTATAGGTAGAGATAACTTTATTTCGTTTTGTGGTGTTTTTAATTTAAATAAAGTTGTATATGAAAAAAACTTTTTATCAATAAATGTAAATACTGGTAATTATAGAGGTTATGATTCATATGGCGTTTATAAAGGTTATAGTTTTAGTTGTGATTATGACTTGATTGGAACTGATGAAAAGATAAATTATACAATACATAATGGTTGTAAAGTTCATAACTTCTTAGATATCATACATCATAAGTTAGAATTAGCCGAGAAGTATGATGAAAACCAAAGACCTGTTGAAAAGGACATTTATAGAAAACACATAAATGATTTGTGGAATATAATAACAAGAATAAGTGCTATAGATAGTGGAGTTGATAGTAAATAAAGTTAGTTATAAGACTTATCATATTAAATATAAAGTTCCTATATTTTATAAGGATATATTTATTGATGATGTAGAAATTTTAATTCGATTGACTAAAAAATTTGATCCGGATTGTGATTTTCGCTGGAGTCAATCTGATAGATTTGATTATAGTCAAATTTCAAGTAGATTTGGTATAAAAATGAAAAGAATATTTTATAAAATATATTCAAAAGAAATTGAGATTGAGGGAGATAAAATAAACTTAACATTAAAATCAACTATAAAATTTGAAGATGATGAATGGTATGGTAGATATATTTCCAAAAGGAGAGATAAATTGATAAGAGATTTACTAATTTAGTTTATCTCTTATCTAAAGGTGTATTACCCCAAACATCATCATCTAATAAATCAGCTGCTGGATTCATATTACCTCTGATTTTTTTAATTCTTTTATTTTCTTTGTTTTGTTTAAAACACCATTCAGATAGCTCATGCATTTCTTCTAAAAGATCAACATCAGCTCTAACCGATTCGTCAGCATTCTCAATATAAAGTTGATAAAATACATTGTTGTTTTTCTTAACCGCACCATCATCGTTAATAAATTGTTTTTGAATTTCTTCACTCCAACCTCGTCTATATTTTCTATCAGCCTCAGCTTTAACAATTCTTATAGGACTATCATCAAATTGGAATCTATATCTTGTAAAATATTGTTCACCTGGTTCAGTACCGTTAAGATTAATTGTTATATCATAAGGAGCAACTCCACCTTTTTCTAAATAACTTTTTAGGCGTTCTAATCTTTTGATATAATCCATTACGATTTTATCATCCTCAGATCTTTTCTTTTTGAAAAAGTCAAAAAAACCTTCGTATGTTTTAATTGTTTTCATCATTGTTAATATTTTTATCTAACATAAAAGCATCGGAACCAAATACCCAATCAACACCATCTATGGTTTGAACTATCAAATTTGGTCGAATTAAATGAGAAGACTCAATTTGTATAAAAGTTACTGGATCATCTAAGTTTATTTTATCACTTAAAGAAGGATCTTTTTTCAGAAGATAATTCTTATAATGTTCCATAAATACTAATTTATCACCTTTTTTAACTTTATAAATTTTATTATCTCCTAATAAAATTTCATTATAATCGGATTTTTCATTTTTGAAAAAATCAAAAAAACCTTCAAATGTTTTAATTGTTTTCATATTTGTATATATTAAAATAATTTTTTAACTTTATGAAAAATTAATAGGCATATGAGAAAAGAGCAAATTGAAAGTATGATTGATAGAAAAATTGAAACAGCTTTTTCTACTGGATCAACTATATTCAGTGTTGTTAAAGAATTAAGAGAAAGAAGTAAAAATATTGCTAAAGTTCTTGATAAAGATGGTATTTCATACGAAGAAGCTAGTCAGTTAGACTGGGATAAAATTGAAAAAGCCAGAGTTAAATATGCCGTTTACTATGTAAAATATGCGAAAAAACGCATATCTGATATGAAATGGATAAGTGAGAAGAAAGGTGTTATAAGTATAAATTATTATACTGTTTGGAGACACCTAAAGCTACGTGAATTATTATTGAATTCAACACCTTGTGAACCGGAAATTTCAAAATACTTTGATAGACAAAGAAAGACTGCTATAACATTATCAGAAGCATCTATCGAGATATCAACTGATAAGAATTGGTCTTCTGGTCAACCAAAAAAACCAGGACAATTAGCATTAAAAGCATTTCTAACAATTGAAGATGGTATAACTAATAAACTAATAAATCTTCCAGAAGAAGAATTAGATATGTATGAGATAGATTTAGATGTTTATGAAAAGAAAAATATAAAAGAAGATACAATAATACCTTTTATTAAATTAAGAGATTATTTATGTTAATTATATCATGATGTTACATGACTTATAAAATCCTTGAATTTTCTAATACCTTCTTTTAATGTTTGCACAAAGTTGAAATCTTTCATAAAGGTTTTATAAGCATCCTTATAACCTTTTTTAGATTCATCTTTAGCATCATTTAAGTATTGCCAATTAAAACTTAATACATCAGGGGTTTTGAAACCAAAAAATTTCAAGACCTCTTTTTCTAGTTTTACAGATTCTTTACCATTCCAGTTTTGACCAACCGCAATAACACCAGCTTCTTTATCTTTTAAAATATTTGTTTCACCTAACGTAGTCCATCTATTTTCTAACCAAGTTAGTCTTTCTATCAACTGTGTATAGATAGCGTTCATTTTACCCCATCTAATAGAACCAAAGAAAATGATTATATCAGCATCATGAATAGCGTTTGCCACTTTCCACATTTCATCTGTTGGGTTATTGATAGAGGCCCAACATCTAATAAATTTATTAGGATCTTTTTTACTGTCTTTTAAAAGAGCTTCTTTAATACCACAAGTATTACCAGAGTGTGTTGATACATTTCCTTCACAAGGAAATATTTTTAATTTAGAAACGTTTATAATTTCAACAGATTTTAATTGAGATGCTAATTCATTAGCAATTATTGTTGATTTAGGTAATTCATTTTGTCCTGACCAACGATTAGAAGTTGTTAGGAATAAAATCTTTTTATCTGATTTTTTCAAATAGCTATAAAGGTTTTTTAACTCTTTCATAAACTATATATAAAAAAATCCATCTTAAAAAGATGGATTTTTAAATTAAAGTATTGCTGATGGTGGAAGATTTATTCTTTGAAGTTTAACATTTAAACTCTCCCATTCTTTTATTTCTTGATCTAGTTTAAATACTTCTTCCTTATATAAGTCAAACTCTTTTTTTAGATTATCAAAATCGTTTATCTCATTTATTTTATCTGAGATTTCTTCTTCTCTTTTTTCTATTTCAGATTCTCTTTTAGATAATTCTTTTAATTTTAACTCTAATTCTTTTTCTTTATTAGAAAGATCTTTTAAATCACTATCCATTTTTGCTTGTAATTCCGCATATTTGATGTCAATTTGTTCAGATGATTTCAAAGCGTTTAAATCTAAGTTTCTTTCTCTTTCATTTAGATCTTGTAGCTTATCATCTAAATCAATTTTTTTATCAATTAACTCTCTATTTCTTTCTCTTAATTCATCTTCTCTTTTTTCGAATTGAGCTAACTCAGATTTAAAATCATTTTCTTTTTTCTCAAGTCTTTTTAACCTAGCTTCCAAATCATCTTCTTTATCTTTGATAATTCTTTCTCTAGTTCCTAAAGAAACTTTCTCTCTCTGAATGTTTTGTTCTTGTGAGAATAGTTCGGTTTCTTTTTCTTCTAATTCTCTTATCTTAGATTCATCAATCTTAACACCAGTTTGTTGACTAACCGAAGATAAAACCATCTCTTCTATAAAAGGAATTAACTTTTTTCCTAACTGAGCTGGTTGTGGAAGTTTATTAACTTTCATAAAAGCCATCAATTCAAACTTCCAATCAATTAAAGAGAATATTTCAGGATTAGCTTCAACAATATCTTTATCTATATAAATAAAATCTCCTTTTATATTGTAGTTATAATTTTCTAAGACCGTACCAGCTTTTAGAACAAATATCTTTTTATCAACACTCATATATTGATAATCAGTTAGTAGTTTATGTTTAATTTTCATAATTTATTTTATCTTTTTTAATATCTCTATTTACTTTACTACAAAGAGGTTGTAAGTTTGTATAATTATATAGTTTTTTCAATTCATCACTATCATTTGATGATGATATTGGTATTATGTGATCTATATCCCATCCATAATTTAATTTACCGTTATATTTACCATAGTTTTCCCAATTCATCCAATCTTCAAATTTAGACTCTATATGTATTTTTAAATCATCGATCGAACATCCTATTATTTCTATCATTTTTGAGTCTTTTTTAGTGTTGAAACTTTTAATATTTTTTTTAAAACTTACTTTCAGGTTATGTTTTATTCTAAAAAGAAAATCTTCTTTTAATCTCTGATAATATCTCTCATTTCTTTTTTTGAATAAACATTTCTTACAAATATTTCCTCTATAAAAATCATCTATACTTTTATTTATCTCACAAATCTTACATGTCTTATTTGTTAAAATAACTTTTTTACTTCTTATACTACATTTCCTGCATCTAATATTAGGAATTTCTGTTGAATAAATAACAGTCTCATATTCAATATTACAGTCTATACAATTACTCTTTATAATTTTTCTATTTTTTTCTTTCCATTTTTTATTATTTTCAATATCACACTTTCTACATGTTCTTTTCCATTTAACAAAAGAAGATAGATCTTTCTCAATATTACATACTTTACAAATCTTTTTATCTAACTTATTCATATTTTATATATAAAATAAATCTACACCTATTTAAAAAAATCTGGTTATTTTTTAAACATTTATTATATAAAATCATAAAAAACCTATGAAAAAAGGTGATATTTTGATATGTAAAGAAGATTTTGATCTTTTTGAAAAAGATATTGAGTATCAAGTTTTAGTAGTTGATAATGAACAATTACATATTATGGTAACTCTAAGTCTTGGTGATAAGATAAAATCTATTCCATTTGAAATAGTTAATAAAAAATTTAAAAGGAAATGAGAAGATATGATAGATACTCAATCTATTTAGGATTTGTTAGTATTTTTAAAATATTTGTTATGCCATTTATTATACCACAATGGTTAGCAAATAATAAAACATTTGTTTGGATAAACATTATCATATTTCTATCATTCTTATACATATCAAATAAATCTTTTGAACGTCTTAATAATCGTAGTAAAGAAGATTTAAGAGACGATAAAATAAGAGATATTTTAAAGTGAAGGTTTTTTGTAAACGAACTAAATTTAATAGAGGTGATGAAGAACAAAAATGGGGATATGTTAGATGGAAAAAAGATGTTTGGTACAACTATCGAGAACCAAATAACTATGAAAGTAAACATATCTATTGTTATATCTTAACTGAAGATAGAGATTGGGCTTTATCAAAATCAGACTTTGATAAATACTTTTATACAAAAGAGGATCTTAGGGATTTAAGAATAAATAATATATTAAGATGAAATTAGAAAAAATTCCACTAGACAAAGATAATAGAATGTTAAGAATTGGATTTGGTAAAAATAAAGGTCAATTCTTTTTCAGAATCGATCTTTGGTTTACTGGATTTAGAATTAAAAAATAAAATAAATAATTATGAACAACTAGATTACAAATGTAGAAAAATTAGATTGGAAAACTAAGAAGTTTACCAATAGACAATTAGCAGAAATACTAATTGAAGCCTTTAAAACCATATTCGTTGATTTTAAGGCAAATGAATATCGATTTTATAATCGAACATTAGTGAAAACCGGTGAAATGGAAGTCACTTATAAATACCCAAGATATAGTTACGACTATTGCAACAAAACCAAAAGACATAAAACAACTATAATTAAACCGGGTGAAACATATTTAAGAGATAAATATGACTGGGTTAAATCTTATACATATTCGGCTGATAAAGTCGATAACTCAAAAGCATTTCATTACGAAAAAACGTATTCAATTGAAATTAGTTCAAAACTAAACTTCTCAGTTGGTTGGGGTTCAAGTTCGCATATTCAATACACATTCAGAATGAGTAGATGGCAATTATCATCCAGTTATTACAGATCTGAAATGATTGATAATTTAGAAATGTTCCTTGATAAACTTCCTAAACAAACAAGAAAGAGATTATTTAAGATTGCTTATATCTCTCAAAGATTGAGAGGACTTGAGAGTCATAATGATAGAATATTCAAATTATTATCAAGACAATTTAATTTAACATTAGTTGGAACCGGAACCTCAAATTTTAAATTTGATGGGTTTGAGAAAACAATTTCAACAGTTGAGAATAGAAATAGAAAAATTAATAACCTTTTAAGAAAAAGAAAATGCAGTTAACTGACGTAGATATAATGAAGTGGAATGGTGGTAGACTTCCACATAATATAATGGTGTTTGCTAAATATACTAATACCACTGATATTAATATAGAATTTAGTATTAACGAACTAAGTTACAATTCTCCGACAGGAATGTCAAATTTTAAATGTCCTGATCCAATAATTGATTTTAGATTTACATTTTCTATTGCTAAAGATAGATCTGATTTCTTTTTTGAAATTTTAGACAAACTAAAAGTAAGATCTTTTGATAATAAAAAGATGAATAAAAATGGCACTTATGATAAAGTAAAAATTAGCGAAAAAGATATTTCTAATATTGAGCAAACAGAACACAGAGTTTTAAATACTGATTATATTAGATATACTTATAACTTTAGTGCATATGCTTCTTCTATAATTGCTTGGATTTATTTATTAGAAGCTACTATCGAATTCTTTTCCAAAATATGGGGATATGATAAAGATGGAGTGGAACACAATCTACTTAAATATTCAATTGGATCAATAGTTTCTAAACCAAATGATAAATCCGTTGATTATCTTGTACTTGATTTACACTATGATTTAAGAGGTGGTGCTTATATCATAAATTATGTTATTGCTGAGATGATATCAACTGGTAGTATTATTAAATATGGCGATATTGAAAGAGAAATTGAAGATAATCTTTGTTGGTCAAGAAATGGTAGAATAGATGATATTTTAAATTAATTATTTTTTTATTCCTAACCACTTCCTTATTGTATTATCAGATACACCATATTTCTTACCAGTTTTTAAAAAACCATATTCCTCTACACATTTGGATAGTTCCTCAATGCTCGGTCTATTTTTAACTTTTCTGTTATTAAAGTTTGTCTCCTTCATCTTATTCAAGATACATTTCCTACATTTTGTCTTCTTCTTATCTATTTTTTCACCACATAAACAAAACTTTTCCTCCATTTTGATATTTTTACCACAAAATGTTGATGTTTGGCTATGACAATTTGGACACAATAACTCTAAATTTTCAATTCTATTATCATTGTTGATTCCATTTTTGTGCTCGAGTTGAAGTGTGATTGATTTACCCAGCCACTCAGAAATAGAGCACTTAGCACATTCGTATTCTAATATTCCATACTTTATAAGTTTTTTTTTCATTGAACTTCTACTTCTAAAACTAGAGTTCTCTACAAATATTTCAGATAGTTCATATTTTTTATAATCCTTTAAATTACTTGGTAGTGGTTTAAAATTCGGATTATCTATATTATATTTTTTTAAAACTTCATAAAATATATTATATAAATAAGTACCTGTGTTTTTATATCCAATTTTTAATAATAAATCCTTTATACTTTTAGAATTATCAATTAAAATAATCAATTCATCTTTTGTTAGTTTTTCTATTTTAGTCATTTGAACACCATTTTTATTGTATATATTAAAAAAATGTAGTTCAAAACTATAACTTTTTAATTACTTTTTATATATTTGTATAAATTATACGCGAATATAACTCAGTGGTAGAGTAGGAGCCTCTAAAACTCTAAGTCATGGGTTCGAATCCCATTATTCGCACTTATGAAAGAATTATCAAAATCAAAACTAACTGACTTTCTACAAAATGAAAGAGATAATTGTTATTGGTTCTGGTTTAAAGGTAAAATAAATAGAAAGAACTTATCGGGCACTCTAGAGTGGAATGGTCAAAGACTTAAAAATGGATTTTATAATTGTTTTGATATTATGAGTGGTAAATGGAACGGTCAAAGTAAAGCCGAATTTGAAAAAAACTATAAACGAGTAAAAGACATAGTTGATAAATCAAATGGTGATTGTGATAAGATGGTATCTTTATCGAGAACACAAGCAGGTCGAATTCATGATGAGTGGAAAGCTCTAAATAGAGCAATGGTTGCTAAAGAAAAAGGACATGAAGAAATATTTGAAGTCTTTTTCCATAGAGCATATGAATTAGGTTCTGTTACAAAACAAGCATATAGAGAATATAGATTGGAAAAATTGGGAATATGAGTAGAACAATTGTAACAAATTCCGGTAGTAGTTTCTTAACAAGTATAAGTTCGGAAAGATTGATAGGTGCCATCTGTAAAGAAGTTGGTGGTAAATACTTTGAAGATTTCGATGGTCCAGTTATGGCTTATGAAATGACTAGTGATGAAGTTAAAGAAGTTTGTGTTGAGATTAAAAACTTTTTAACAAGAGAAAGATATTTTAGATTCTTCGAAAAACATAAACATCTTTTCTCAAAAGACGCAACTATTTACACATTCGTTAGTTTTGTTGAGAACTTGGTAAATGATTTAAGAGATTCTGAAGGTTACGATTGTATATGAAATCTGAAGTAATTAAAGCAAAATTCCTTTGTAAGAATGCAATGAGCATTTCTGATAATCAGATCTATGAGAAAGGTAAGATATATGATGGTTTTTATGAAACATACTCTTGGGAAGATGGTTATAAAACTAATGGTGGTTGGAAAACATACTGGGTCATTGATAATAAAAATATCAAACATAAAATGGATAGAATTACTTTTAGAGCGGTATTCTATGATGTTGATGAAACTAGAGATAAAAGAATAGATGAAATATTAAATCGAATATGAGTATTTTAGCACACCTTATTATATTTACATTGGTAACTCTAATATCATTTTTAGGTATTAAAAAAACCGACTATGAGGAATATTTTGTTTCTCTAATGCTAATAAACATTGTATATTTTATAATATACTTTTTATATTTTATATTCTAAACAATTAGAAACTAAAACATATAAATTAATATGATTAAAGAAGAAAAAAAACTAGTAGTATCTGACTTATTTGTAGATATTTACACAAACTTAAATGTATGTTCTCAAATTGAGAAGATGAACCAATTAGATAAAGAAGAACTTTATTTGTTACTTATTTTAGCACTTGACAAACACAGTGATGAAGATCCATCGGTTATTCTTAACTTAACTCCGTTTGAAGAAGTTGCTATGAATATATATGAGCAAATTTCACCTGAAGATGGTAAAGAAACAACTAATCCTTACATTCTTTCACTTATTGAGAAAACTGGATCAGATACAGTTGATACATCAGTTTTAGTTGATAGTAAAGGTAATGAGTTAAGAGAGCCTCTTAATAAGGCTGAAGTTAGAGACGCAAAAATTAATATGATTAAGTAATGTTTAGATATAAATTAAGTTGGAGATTTAAAAGATTAAGAGTTCGTTGGAGACAATGGAAAAGACGTTTCGATAATTCTATTACACCGGAACAGAACAAAACCATTACTCCTTTCCAGGAAAAGTCTATAAGACTTTGGAAACTTCTTTTAAAGGATAAAAATACTAAGTTGGCTTTTAATACATTTGGAATTAGACAAATAGAAAAAGATAATCTTCTTCTTGTTTTTCAACATAACCCAACTGGTGAATCAGTTATGACTATTATGGATATAAATGAAACAAGTCATAACTTATATGAGTTACATATACCAGTTAAAAACTCATTATATGTTTGTGATCTTTTTGATGATGAAATGGATAAAAGAATGTCTGATACAGAATCTAAGAAAAGATTTATAATTGAGAGTGATTTAGATAAACTCTTACAACAAGAAGAAAAAAATCTAAAAAGAAAATAGTATTTGAAAAATTATTATTATATTTGTAAAATAAATTAAAAGCGAATTATGACACTTAAAAACATTCACGAAAAACTGTTGAATGGTATTCAACAACTCTTGATTGATACCAAAGTTAACCTACCTTACTATGGTGAGTTCAACTTACATGTCAATTTCCATGAACAAGATACTATTGGTACTTGTGCTGTAAACGTGACTAGTAAAGGTATGAACTTTTACTATTCTCCGAAGTTTCTTGCTGATATGTCTCAAAAAGAAGTAAACTTTATTACTTTACACGAGGACTTCCACTTACTTTTTGATCACCCAAAACGTACCGTAACTGGTCAATATGATCATAAAATGTCTAATATCGTACAAGATATGATTATCAACCATGTTATTTGGGAAGATATTACACACGATTTCGTTGAAATTCCAAAGTCACCAGATGGTAAAAACATGGCACTTTTTGTTCCTAAAGAATACACAGGTAACCTTATCTTCGAGGAGTTATACGAGTGGATGAAAGAAGAGAAAGAGAAGTGGCAAAAAGAACAAAAGAAAAATTGTTGTAAAACTTGTAACGGATCTGGTAAAAAAGAAGGTCAAGGACAAAAACAAGATGGTCAAGGACAAGGTCAACCACAAAATCAAGGTGGTGGTCAAGGTCAAGATCAAAAAGATGGTCAAGGACAACAACCTGGTGAAGGTGAAGGTCAAGGACAAGGTCAAGACCAACAAGATCAAAATGGTCAAGGTGGTGGACAAGGTCAACAACAAGGTCAAAATCAACCACAAAATGGTGGTGGTCAAGGTGAAGATTGTCCAGATTGTAATGGTACTGGAAGTGATGGCGATACTGACTCAACTGGTAAGCCTTCTTATGGACCTTATGGTAAAAACCCACAAGGTAAAGATGGCAACTCATTAGATACTTGGTCTAAAGAGAAAATCTTCCAAGACTTAGAAGATGGTAACAATGGCGAATACTTAGATAAACACATCGGTGATGATGTTCCTGAGGAAATGAGAAATGCTATGGTTAAAGATGTTATGGAAAGATTAGCCGCTCGAGGTTTATCAGCAGGTAACGTTGAACAAACTCTTAATAAATTAAGAAAGAAAAGAAAAGACTATCTTAGAGAAATTAAGAGAGCAGTTTCTAATATGATTTTTGGTACTGTTAAAGAAAGAACTATTGTTAAACCAAACCGTAAGAGTATCTCTGGTTTGAAAGGTAACAAGAAAGTTAAAACTAAAATCAATGTTGGATTAGATACATCTGGTTCAATGGGTGGTCAAGGTACTTTCGAGAGAGTTCTATCATATGTTTACCGAAATGACATTGAGATCAACTTTATGGAGTCTGATACACAAGTAAATTGGGTAGAAAGAATTAAAAGTAAGAAACAATTAGAAAGTATTCCAATTAAAGGTTTAGGTGGTACTTGTTTACAACCGATGATTGATCACATTGTAGCAAACTTCAACGATTGTAACTCTGTACTTTTAACAGATGGTTATACAGATACATTAGACTTCTCAAAAGTCAAAGGTAAAGTTTTAATTATCTCAGTTGGTGTTAAATGTCCAATCAGTAGAAGTAACGGTAAGGTAAAACAAATCGTTATCGAAAACACAGAAAAGTAAAAAAAGGGAGATTTAATCTCCCTTTTTTATTTTTAAAGAAAATCTAAAATGAATTAATCTAATTTATCCCCTATTCGATTAACATTTTTTAATTTCACATAACCCATTTTTCCTTTGTAATCAACTGTAATAAGACCATCATCATCAATATCCTTTATCTCTAAAGGTTCTTCTGGATCATTACCCGCTACATCTTCTATAATAGTAGCATATATCTTCTCTCCACTTTCTTTAGCTTTAATAATATCTTCGACTGTTATTAAGTCACCATCTTCATTATTTTGCTTAAAATCCTCAAATAATTTTATCCATTTCATAATTTATATATTAAAAACTAAATATATACTTTATGAAATATATTAAGAAGTATAACGAGGCTATAGGTCCAAGATTGACAAAGAAAGAATATGATGAAGAAACTGGTGTTACACAATCAGTTCCATCAACTGGATTTCAACCTGAAAAATTCAGAAGAGCAGGGGCGTTAGCTACAAGTGCTAATCAAACAAAAAAGGCGGGTATTTTGAGAGACTACGCAGATGAAAAAGAGTTTGGTTATTATAATGTAACTGTTTTGAAGAATAGAACCAGTTATCTTGAGAAAAGTGTTAAAATGACTGATCTTAGAATAGAAAATGTTAGATATGGAGTAACTCCATATGGAAAGGAATCACAGGTACTTACTGATATTAATTATAGTGTTGATGATATTATAAATAGTTGGAAAAATGGTAATAATACACATCTGGGATTAACATTTGATGTTTCTTTTAGATTACTTAATAGTAGTAAATCAGAATTGGATGGAAAGTCAAATGGACACTTTAATGAGCTTATAAAGATTTATAGATGGACACCATTTAGTATATCATTAGTTCTTAGTAGGTCAAGTTATGGTATGAAAGATTTTACAAGATGTCAAGATTGTGATGGTGACGGTGAATTTTACTGTTATGAATGTGATGGTCATGGAGAAGACTACGATGGTGGAGAATGTCCACAATGTGATGGTCATAAAGGACCTCAAAAATGTGAGAGTTGTAATGGAACTGGAGTTGCGAGTTCAATATGGGTAAATGGTAAAATAATACCGCTTGATAAAGATGAAAATGGTAATCCAATTTATGATGTTCAAGCATTCTTTGAAGATAGTAAGAAAATATCATTAGAAATATCTCCTAAAAATATTTTTAGTGGTTACTATACAGCTGTTTTCTCGGATAAAAGATCAGCTATCGAGTTCACAAAAGACTTACCTAAGTTAGTAGCTAAAAACGAAGATTTTAGAAAAAAACTAACAGAACTACTTGGTATTTTAAGTCACGATCCATCAGAAGATTTGGATGAAGCGATGAGTGTATTCAATAGAATAAGTAATAATAGATTACTTCCAGAAAGTCCACAACCAAACGAAAAATTCTATAATAGTTACTTCTACAAAAAAATAGCTGAAATTTAATATGAAATACTTAAAGAAATTTAATGAAGAACTAAATCCAGATACATATAGAAATATTGCTTCTAAACTTACAACTCATCCTACGAAAAGAAGTGACATGTTAAAACATGCTGATAATTTACAGAGAAGAGAATATATTAAAAAATGTAAAGAAATAGCGGAATTTTATTCTAAGTTTTCTAATCCAGTTAAATGTGATATTAATTTCAATGGTTTACCTTCTTCACAGTTACAAACTATATTAATTAAATGTGGATTTATCAAACCATTGAATTTTTACCCAGTTTATGAAATAGATAGTGATTGGTGGTTTAAAGATCAATATCCAAACATAGATGCGGTTAAAAGACAAAATAATGTTGTATATTTTGAAGTTGTTGAGGGATTTATACCAGCGGATGAAGAAACAATGAATATAATTTTTGATATTAGTAAAGAAGTAAGTAAAGATTATAGAGGTTGGGATTTAGTTGATAACGATGCTGCTCCTATTCTATTTGATAGAATGTTTATTATTGATGTAAATGCGGAAACAGGAAACATACATGTAACTGAAAGTCAAGATAGAGATTGGATCACTAGTAGATTTAAGTTATGTGATGATGCTGGTGCTAAAACATGTTTAAATCTACTTAAAAAGGCTTTGACGGGAAAGATTGATTATCCAATTCGTAAAGATAAGAATATAAGTTTTTATGATTGGATCGAAACTAATATTGTAACCTTAATATCAAGTGAGTGGGGAGTAGTCAATTCAGTAGAAGATATAACCGAGTTTTTCTTCAGACAGTACTCAAATAAATCTTTATTCTATAAAGAACTTCAAACATCTGGAAGAACAAATTTATTTAACAAATGAAACATTTAAAAAAATACAAACTATTTGAATACGCTAGTTTAGATATAAATGATTGGTTAGATGTTAAAGATATTATCCAATCTGAAATACTAGATAAATATCATATATCAATTGATGATGTTGTAGATAAAAACGCGGAATCAAAGTATGTTGCTAATGATCCAGAATTATTTATAAGTTATAATAACTTAGAAATGTCAACTTATATAATAGATGATATCTATGATTTGAATGAGAGAATATACTCAATGACAAAACATTTTATCATAGCCAAAAATAATGTAAATTCAAGTAAAAGGAACATCGAAGTTAAATTATCGAAAGTTCCTGATGCTAGAATAACTATCAATCATTTCAATTTAGAGGAAACTTATGATTTTGATAATGTAATTAGTAAAGGAGTTGGTGGATTTTGTGATTATGAAACAGCTGTTAAGATATTGGAATGGTTAAAAAGTTTCTATGGTTTTTATTACAAAACCGAATTAGATGCGTTTAAATTAGCTTATGATACTTTAGAAGAACTATATAATGTGGATTTGATATTTTCAATGCCAAAATTCGAAGATAAAAATTATAGTCAAGTTGTTTGTTTTAACTTCTTATTAAGTAGTGATGTTGAAAAAATTATAACAAATGAGCATCCAATTTTTGTTATAAACACAAATAGAACATACTCTCCTTATATATTACAGAGAAGAGGTGGCTCAGGTTGGCATGAGTTCCCATATGAAAAGAAAGAAAGATATATAGACTTTCTTAAAACAGAACAATTCTAAAAAAATTACTATATTTGTGAAAATAATAACTAAATACGAAAAATTCTTGGAATCAACTAAAACAATGTTGGATATTATTCCACAGTCAGTTAAAGATTTACATAAACTATTCTCTAAGAATGGTAAGAAACTTTATTTGGTTGGTGGTTCAGTTAGAGATTTTCTTACAGGTGATAAACCAAAGGACTTTGACTTAGCAACCGATGCCTTACCAGATGAGGTTTTAAGTATTTTAGATGGTAAATTCAGAACTAACTTACAAGGTAAAGCATTTGGAGTTGTCGTGGTATTTACCAAAGATCAACCAGAAGGAATGGAAATCGCAACATTCAGAGAGGATGTTTATGATGAAAAATTAGGTAAAACTAGAAATCCAGATGTTAAATTCTCAACAATTGAAAATGATGTTCTTAGAAGAGACTTGCGGATAAATGGACTTTTTTATGACTTAGACAAGAATGAAATAGTCGATTTGGTTGGAGGAATTGATGATATAAAGAATGGTGTTATATCAATGATTGGAGAACCTGATTTAAGAATAAAAGAGGATCCTTTAAGAATTTTAAGAGCTATTAGAATGGCTTGTAGATTATAGTAAAATCTCTTCGAAAAATATCATCTTTTATATTTAATATATATTAAATGAAAGATTGGATAATATTAAATAGTAGAGATTGTAATCTTTGTGGAAAATCATATGAATACGACTCTAGACAAAAAAACGCAAAATATTGCTCACAGAGCTGTAGATCTTTGTCTTACTCACAAAATAAGATAACCGGTGTTGAGGGTTTGGACTTTGTTATATGTAAAATATGTGGACTTAAATTTAAAGAAATAAATAATGATCACATAAAACAACATAATATAACTTGTGATGAATATGACAATATGTTTAAATCTAGCAGAACATCAGAAAATACAAGAAAGAAAAAAGATACACTTTCTAATTTAATGAATAAAGAGATGTCTGATAAATTATCGAGATCACATACATTAGATGGGTATAAAGAAAAGTATGGTGAGGTTGATGGTTTGTTACTTTTTAATAAAATGAAAGAAAATAAAAAATATAAAAATGGTAAACAGTCATATATTGATAGATATGGGGATATTGAGGGTATTAAAATTTTTAGAGAAGTTCAAAATAAAAAAGCAATTACTTTAGAAAATTGTATAAATAAACATGGTGTGATTGAGGGTGAAAAAATTTATCAAAAGTGGAGAGATGTTCAAAAAAATAAAAATCTTTTATCTTATTATATTGATAAATTTGGTAATGAAATTGGATTGGAAAAATGGTTAGATAAAAATAATAAAATATCACTATCTAATTCAAAGATAAAAAAACAAGATAGAAAGAAATTTATTGATTATATTTATGATGTGAATAAATATACTAGATTATCGCTTAATAATTACAATATAGATAATATAGAATTAAGAGGAAATTATTTTGGATATGATTTAGACCATATATACTCAAAAATTAACGGATTTAAAAATGGAATACCAGCATATATAATAGGTCATATTTCAAATCTTAGAATTATAGAAAGTTCATATAATAGAAGAAAGCAACATGTTTCTGATATAGAAATTGAATATATAATTAAAGCATATGAGATTGATATAGAATATAAAAAAATTGTAAGTGATATAGAAAAATTAAAAAGAAATGGCTATAATTGAAACCAAGACGAAGGAATCTATAATTAAAAATGGATATTTATTAGAAACTTTATCCAGAGAAAGAATATGGGATGAAATAAAAAAATCATTTAGTCAATCAAAAGACTTTAATGAATATCTAAAATATATTTTAGATTTTAAGTTATCACAATATATATTCCCAGGTGTTAAAATAAACACAGATTTAGTTGATAGTAAAGACTTTGTTGTTATCTTCACTAACCTATTTAAGTTAGAAGATACTAAAGTATTAGAAAGTAAATTAGTACAAGAGTTCAAAATAGAAACTGAGGTTGCTAAGAAAATTATTTTCTTACTTGAGTTTAGTAAAATGAAAGTAGAAGATGTTTTTGATCTTTATAAAAAGAAAGTAGCATCTGGTATTAGTGATAGTACAATATTAGAGTGGTTAAAAGTTACTGGAAATGAAAGTAATACTCTAATTAAGTTTATTGATTACAAACCAACTGTATCAGCTCAAGAGTTGATGGATAGAGGTATAAAAGGAAAAGAACTTGGTCTCGAAATAAAGAGATTAGAAGTAGAAAAATTTAAAGAAATGTTATGAAAAAATTTACAGATAAAATAAATGAGTCAGTTGAGGGTAAGATACCAACTGCGAATGAACTATTTGAACAATATCATGGATTTGAGGCTGATAGTAGTAGTCGTGATATTATAAGTTTAATGGTTGAGTTTGCTAAACTTCACGTAGAAGCTGCTTTGAAAGCTGCTAGTGATAAAGCATCTTTAACAGATTTTGCTTATGAGTTTCTTCAAGAAGGAGCTTATGATGCTATTGATAAAGACACAATCTTAAATGCTTACCCAGTAGAAAATATTAAATAAGTAAATAAAATTATGATATGTTATATAACACATCTTCGTGATGTTATTGGAAATAATTATTTGGGTATAGATTTACCAACTACAATTGTACAACCATACTTAAATGAGTTGAGAGAGATTTTAGGTGATAATGATTACGAAACATTCACTGAGAATCAAATCAAACGTGATGGTGGTCATTATCATATAACAGTTGTCAATGTTGTGGATTATAACCGTTTGTCCAAACAAATGGGTATAGATAAGTTTGTTAATTCATTAGATCCAATCTTCAAGTACACAATTGACGATTTGAAATTATTAGGTGTTGGTAGAGCTCAGAAGAATGAGAACACATCTTTCTTTATTGTTTGTCAATCAGATAAATTAGATGCTGTTAGAGAAAGATTTAACTTACCTAAACAAGACTTTCACATAACTTTAGGCTTTAAGTGGCGCGACGTATTCGGAGTTAGAAAAAACGAATTATTTAAAAAAGAGGGGAAATTTATACAACTTTTGAGACAAGAGTTCTATAAAAATGAAAATTGGGATTTTGTTAAAAAGATAAAAAATTTTGATTTAGATCCAAGAACGGAAGTTATACCAGTAAAACTTAATGATACTACAATTAAGTTTAAGTGTGATGGTTATTACTTAGATATTGGATATCAGGAAGAAGGTGATAATTTACGTATTTACACCAAATACCCAGTAGATGAAGATTTACCAAGACTTCCTGAGACAGAGATAGCAAAAATTTTAAATAAAAAATAAATATATGGAAATGAACTTACATAATTATTACAGTCTTGATGAATGTACTAATAGAAAATTAGTTTTAAAACAATTAAAAGACCTTCAGAAAGAAGGAAAAATTGATTTTGATTTGGATAAGTCAACTGATGTATTTGAGATTGAAGATTTAGATCTAGAAGATTCTGATATTGAAGAACTATTAGAAATGTTTGATGAACATGATGTTTTCCCTTATTTAGACAAAGATGAAGAGGATGAAGACGACGAGGACTATGGTTATTATGATGATGAAGAAGAATACTAAAAATAAATTTTAATATGAATAACGATTACGAAAGATATGACTTCTGGCATAGAGAAATGAAATCTATAAAACCAGAAAGATCAATGACTAAACTTATCGAATCAAATAAGTTATTTGATGAAAAGAATAAAAGAGGATTCAAATATGATCCTAATGATAGGTCAGACTATCCGAGTCTACCAGATTGGTTTTATTCAATTTTATAAAAAATTAAACCACTCAAATTGAGTGGTTTTTTATTATTGGATTGTTAAATATCTATATACATTTTAACTTCTATTTTTTACGACACAATGAAAACATTTTGGAACAAGTTTAACATTACCTTCTTGAGTTGATAAATAGGTATATTTTTTACAACCTGGGCAATAACCCATTGCCTGAATATGACCATGATCACTATATCTTATGTTTGTATAACCATATTTTAACCACCAAATACCATAATCAATTAATAAATCTCTTTCTTCTTTAGAAAGAATTGAACTTCTTGTTCCCGCTTTTAAATCATTTAATATTTTTTTAGCAGATTCATCTTCAATTTTATCAGCATGATTTCTCAAATCAGAAACGGTTCCATTTGGATCTCCTTGTTTTTCTCTTTTATCAGCAGCACTTCTATATGTACTTGGATTTAATTCTTCATTGAATTTTTTTAGATATTTCATATTCTATATATTAAATTTTTTATGTTATAATTCTAATTGTATCAACTCAAGCTACTCAAATTGAGTGGTTTTTATTAATAGCCTATTTCATCTAATCTTTTTTTAATAGATTTAAGAACTTTATGTTATTTCATATTCTATTTCGTCAGTAATATCATTTAAAAAATCCAAATCTTCTCCAGTATGCTTACCATACATTCTGATTAGATTTAAATCTTTATTATTTATTAAGTATTGGAATAATAGTTCAGTAACTTCTTCAGCAACTTCACCTGCACCATTTTTATCACTATTTCCTGAGAAACAATCTTTTATATCAAAAAGCTCATCATGAATACTTTGTAATTCACTTCCTTCTTCTAATTCAACATCTATTACACCATCATCTAAACACATTTTAAGATTAAAGTCATATAATCCAGATGATTCAACAAGGTCTTTAATATTTACCCATTTATTTTCAATTTTCTTAACTCTCTCTTTTATATAGTTTAAATAACCATTCATATCTCTAAAACCAAAGTTTCTATATAAAACATCAGAAGCTTTACCCTTAACTATTACGATAACAGTATCAGCTACATTTTTTGGAAAGTAAACCACTTCGGTCCAAAAACAATTATAATCTTCATCTATACCTTTTACCAAAGATATAAATCTTTCTTTTGTAGTATCATTCTTTTGATCTTCATCTAATTGTATTTTCACAACAACAAACTCATCTTTTAATGGAGTTCTTGTCATTATTTCAAAATCAGATGTATCAAAAGCTGATATTAAAGCCCACTTTATATCTTCTAGATTGTCCTGGAAGTCCTCAAATAATTTAATGTATTTCATATTCTATATATTAAATTATTTTTTTATATTTGTAAAATGAATATAGTATTTCTAGACATAGATGGTGTATTAAGAACTCATGAAAGTGATTGCTTTTGGTCTCAAAAACTAGGAGAACCAATACCGGAATTACATAAAAGACATTTCTCACCAGACGCTCTGGAAAATCTAAACTATATTACACTCTTAACAGGTGCGAAAATAGTGATTACATCAACCTGGAGACTATTCTACACACTAACTGAATTAAAATCTTTATTTAGATCGAGAGGATTTAGAGGTGATATTATTGGTATAACTGGAGCTTGTGATACAAGAGGAGAAGAAATCGTAGAGTGGTTAAACGAACATCGAATTGATAACTTTGTTGTAATTGATGATAATATAAAAGATATAGTAAATAGAATACCTTTTGTAAAAGTAATTAAATGTGATCCTTTAAAAGGTCTCAATGATGAAGTTTTTGATAGAGTTATTGGAATTTTGGCTTAAAATCATTATATTTGTAAAATAAAATTAAGTATATGAAACTGGAAAAGGCTATTGAACTAATTACTAACTTTAGTAAAGAAGATGCTGAAAAATCTCTTAAAGATTTTGAGAAAAGAGATATAAGAACTAGTATTGGTAAACAAACCTACTTTAGAAGTAAAAGATTAGTCTTAAACAAACCTGGTTCAGTAAAAACATATATAACAACCGGTTTAAAGATGGATATGAATTCTTCTAAATTTTCAGAAGAAGAAACAGTTAAGTTTGACGAACTTAAAATAAGACACTCAAATCTTTTCAACTTTATTGAATTAGTTAAGAGTGGTGAGGAAAACTTAGAAGAGTTATTTTCAAGTGTAGTTGATTTTTGTCCAGAGGGTAAAGAAATAAAAAGACGTAAAAACATAGCATATCAATTCTTACAAGAGAATAAAATTCAAGAAATTGGTACAAAAACATATTTTACAAGAAGCAAATACACTGATAAGATATTAAAAGGTATTGATATACCAGAACACCAATTAGTACAGATTTTGTTAGACTATCAAACCTACTTATCTAATACTGAGTGGAGAAAGTATATCAAAACTAAAGAAGAAGAGGAAAGAAGAAAAAATACTAAAAGAACTTTTACACAATGGCTACAGATAACAAAAACTTTATAAGAATACATCTTATAAACAAAATAATCCAAATGTCATGTAAAATGACAAAAGACCATAGACTTGCTATTGTTATCGGATTTGACGAGTATATTGAGTTAAGTCGTCAACCAAAGTTTAAGATTTATGGTTTGAAACAAAATGGTGCTCCAATAACAAAACAAAAGACACATATTGGTTGGTATTCATTTACAGATACAGAAGTATTACAAATATTTCGAAAATTAAAAGAAGGTAAGTGTCACCTAACAGATAGTTTTATATAATGATTCAAGTTGTAAGAGATATAAAATTAGATATACTACAAGGTAAATATAAATGTATATCTGCTTATGAAATACCAAAAAACCCAGAGAGTTGGTCACCTTGTCCAAATTGTGGATTAAGACCACTTGTTTGGGAGTTTGACAACGGCAGAGCCACAGCATGTGGTTGTGGTAAAAATGAATACGATCACTTCTCAATTTGGACAGAATCTATTATGTCTCATATAAAGAGAAATGATGGTTCAGCATTGAATTATAACTCAAATAAATTGATGATAAATTGGAACTATTGGGTTGAAAATGGAATTGAATTGGAACCAAGAGAACAATTATTAAAAGAAGGTAAATGGTAATACTATGGATTTTATTAGAAAACATATACTGAAAAATATTGAATCAATCTCTGGATTGAAAGTTAAAACAAATTATATCTTTTTTGATGAAACAATAAAAAGTGGTAATTTCGATATAATCGGTATGAGAAAAATAGATTTTCATCCAATAGTGAAAACAAAATTTACTAAAGATGGTATTGGTGGTGTTGATCCAATTTTGATAAAATCAATAGACTTAATTAAAATCTATTTTAAATTAAAAAATAATAACTTTACAAAATAATAAAATGAGTTTTTTAAATAAATATTGTAGATTTGAAATAACAAAGATTTGTAAAATCTTACTTGATGGTATGCCAGATAAGTCATATGTTAGGTTAGAAAAACCATTCTCTGATAATCCAGAGAAGTCTATTTACAAAAAACAAGCAGACGATCTTAATATGATTTGTGATAAAGGTTTTTTTAGATTCAAACATGGTATGACAACAGACTTCAATACTTTAAAAGGAGGTGAGTTAGCAAAGATATACCAACAACTAATCAGAGGTGAGTATAAAGTTGTTAGAGTTAAACCATTTGAAAGAATTACTGTTGTTGATACAACACCAAAGAAACCGACTACCACCTGGAAAGGAAAGAATTGGTCTGGAAATAAAACTGTGGCAAAGCCAATAACGAATCCTTCGGTATCAGAAACAACAACCAAAGAAAAACCAAATAAAGAAGGGGGAGTATTATGAGATCATTTATACACAAATCGATTATAGATCAAATAAATAAAAGAGTACTTGATATTTTAGATAATAATAATGAGAAAAGACTATTCTTTAAGGAAAAGGTTTCTGCTGGGTATAGATTTCATGTGATCGGAGTTAATGACTTTGGTCACGTTTTTATGCCAAATGAAATATCAATTAGTTGGGACTTAATCAATGGTCAAAATCTAATAAAGATATTGAACCAAATAAAAAATAACGAATATTACTTTAAATAATGGCATTTCCTTGGTATCTATTCTCGAATAAAAAGAAAGAAGAATATAGTATTGAAGATGTTTACAAAGTACACACTCAAATTAAAAACAAAGTAAAGGAACTCGAAAAAGAAAGTCCAGGTTCAATAGAACTTTTTCTCGAAAACGTTAATAGACTGATGAGCAATAAGTATGGAAAACTTTGGATAGAATTTGTTTTATAGTTTATTACTTTTTCTAATATTATCTAACCAGTAAAGAGGTTGGAAGTTTGTATAATGATTTAATTTATAAACTTCCTCTTCTGTTTTAGCAGATGAAATTGGTATTATATGATCTAATTCCCAGTATGTTCCATGGTTTTCCCAATTCATGTTTTCATCGAATTTTGATTCAAGATGTAATTTGAAATCTTCAAACGAACATCCTAATATCTCCACGGTTTTTTTTGATTTAGATGTAAACCCTCTTTTGAACGCATTTCTGATCAATGATCTTATATTGAATTTCATTTTAAAAAATGGATCTACATCTAATTTATCTTTAACATATTCACTTTTTTTCTCTTTATAATTATTTTTATGATATAATTCTCTTTTTCTGATTTTTAATTCCTCTTTTTTCTCTGGTGATAGATTTTTATAATATTCTCTCTTTTGTTGAGAAACTAATTCTTTATTATTTTTTCTATATTCTTTTTTCTTTTCTTTTATAATTTCTTTATTTTCTTCCCAATATTTTTTTCGATATTCTGTTCTATCATTTTCCACAATCCACTTTTTGTAATTCTCTTTAAATTTATCTTTATTATTTTCGTAGTATTCTTTATTATATTCTTTTTTATAGATTTTACTATAACAAGACTTACAATAAGAAGTTTTTGGTTTACCATCCTTTTTAAGATAGAAATCTGATATATCCTTTTCATTTTCACATTCCTTACAAAACTTTCCCATCTTTATTTAGTTTATTTTTAATACTTCTTCTATACATATTTTTACAAGCTCTTCTACAAAAAAGAGCATCGGATCTCTTATCGATCAATTCTTTTTCACACCATTTACATTTTCTCATAATTTATATATTAAATCTCATGTATCCCCTTGGTTATTTATAAAAGTTCCTTATATTTGTATTGTCAATGTGAGAGAGACATACCGACAAAAAGAAATTAAAAAAAGTTTCTAAAAAGTTTGGTAAAATATAAAAGTCTCCTTATCTTTGATAAACAGAAACAGAAAATAACTTTAAAACTTTATATTATGGCTTCTTTATTTGACAAGGCGAAAAAATCAACACCAGTTAAGAAAACTTCAGCGAAAGATAAGAAAGTAAGATTAGTTGTTGAAGATCCAACTTTCTTCGAAAAAGTTGAGAAATTGGAGTCTTTGCAAGAAACTATGAAATCTGCTAAAGCTAAAGCTGATTTGATTTCAGATGAATTGAAAGACATCGCTAAAGAATTGTGGGCAGCTGAGTATGAGAAGACTAAGAAAAACCCAGAATCAGTAATGATTTGTCAAGAGAATGAAAGTGGGTCAACTTCACAGTTCATGTTTTTGGCTACAGACAAATATATCTCTATCAACGAAGAAAGAGCTGAAGAATTGAAAGAAGCTTATGGTGAAGATATCGTTGAAGAAAAAACAGTATTCTCTTTCGACGAAACAATGATCGAGAAATATGGTGAAATCCTTTCTTCTTTAATCGAAAACTGTGACGAGATTAAAGAGTCTGATAGAGAAAAAATTATCAAAGCTGTTACAACTTACTCTGTGGCTAAAGGTACAATTGATAAGTTCAAACAATATGGTGAAGTTACTGAAATGATGGAAACTGTTAAACCAGTAGTAGCAATCAAAAACGTTGAAGTTATCAAAGGGTAATAAATAAGACTATGGAATACACGTATGAAACATTCAAAGGAGAATTTGAAAACTCAAGTTCTCCTGAGGAAAAACAAAACATACTAATTAAACTATTAGACTCTGGATTAGATGTGAGAGAATACAAAGAAGAAATTCAAGAGTATCGAGCACAACTAAAAGATCTAAGAGATCAGATGGAAAAAGAAGAAGATGAAGCCATCTCCAAAGCAATTGAAAATGGCGAATTCAAACTTTATACCTGTATTGAAGATGTAAATGATTATCCCTTTTATAAATCTGGTGAAAAATATTACGTTAAGATTGATGGTATCAAGAAAAGATATACTGAGTCAATAGCGGGTGATGAATCCTTTGTTAAAGATTTAGATCCTAAGATTCAAGAGTATATCTCTGGATTGAAAGATTTAATATGGATTGTACAAGATAATGGCATTGGAAGTCTTAAAAGAAAAAATTTAGTAAGAGACTTTGATTTTTCAAAGCATTTTACACTCTGATGTGAGAGTGTGGTTGATACTCTCACTTTTTTCAAATGGTGCCTGGTCAAGCCTCTTATTTGAGTTACAATAGTAATGAACAAATAACGTAACCAGAGGGAGTAGTTCAGTAACGTACTGGACGACGCCTCCCTACTTTAGGTCTTGTAACTCAGTTGGTTAGAGTGCGACACTCATAATGTTGAAGTCTCAGGTTCGAGTCCTGACTGGACCACGATACTTTGTATCATGATATAAAAAAGTTTGAGGGAGTTCGAATAACCCTCATTTGGTTCCGTAGCTCAGTTGAATAGTAGCAATTCACTTCTAATGAATAGGTCGATGGTTTGAGTCCATCCGGAATCACTCAAAAAAGAGACACTCTAAAGTGTCTCTTTTTCTTTTTGTTTAAGTTCGTGATGTATTTCTCTATGACAATTTGAACAAACTAAAACACATTTATCTAACTCCATTTTAGCTCTATCATCAAACTTATATTTTCTTAAATGTGATGGGTTAAAATCTTTTTCACTTGGATCTAAATGGTGAAACTCAAGAGCACCCATATATTTATTATATCCACATCTAACACAACATCCACCTTTATATTCAACCATTTGACTTTTTAATTTTCTCATTCTTTCTAAAGTTTGATCAGTTGTACAAGGTTTGCAATATGATGATCCATTTTCTTTTCCTCTTCTCTGATGGAAGTTTTTAGTTTCAACATATTTTCCACATCTTGGACAAAATCTGGTTTCACCATATTCTGTTTTAACTTGGTCTTTAAAAGTAACAAAGTTTGATTTTAGATCATACTTATTTACCCAGTACCTTATTGTAGTTAAAGATTTACATGTTTCTTTTGATATTTGATTTAATGATATACCTTCATTGATATATTTTTCTAGTTCTTCTTTTTTCATAGTTAAGTATTATTTTTTCCCACTTAACTATATATTAAAAAATATATACCTCCTTTGTTGTTTATAAACAAATAAAGCTTATATTTGTATAAGAAATGTATGAGAGTAGTAGTGGAAAAGCTCTTCCTCTCCCAGGTATTAGATACTGGTGATGAAACTTTACACGGTGGTATCATACATGGTTACACGGGTATAGTGAAATGGTATCATGCCGGTCTCCAAAACCGTTGTTCCGAGTTCGAATCTTGGTACCCGTGCTAAATCTCAATGATGGAAGTAGTAAGTAAATCAATTGTTATACGGATAGGTGATCCCGAACCATTAAACAATTTGATAAATGAATATAAACGGAGTTCAAATACTTATATGTTGAATAAAACAGATTTGGTATTTCCATGTATTATTTGTGACTATGAAGATTTCACAAAAAATCAATTTAATGAACAATCATTGAAAATATACATTAGTAGTTGGAATTTAGTAAAAGAAATAAAATCTAATATTTATTGTAAAACTGAATCCAGTGGATCTGATGCTTGGTCTTGGTCTACAACTTTAGAAGAAAAGTGGGAAGAAATTGATGATTTTGTATTTGAAAAATTATGTTTCTATATTAAAGATGATGAATTCAAGCAAAGTTGGCATGTTAGAAATCTAATCTCATATATTAGAGATCGTAAGTTAAAAAAATTATTATGAAAACATTAGCAATTTACCCAGGTTCTTTTAATCCCTTTCACTTAGGTCACTTGAATATTGTTCAAAAGGCTGAGAAAGTTTTTGGTGAAGGTAATGTTTTAATTGCGATTGGTATAAATACAGATAAAGAAAACTCAGCAGTTACTTCTGTTATCAGAGCAGAAGAAATTGGTAATAAGTTACAAAGACCAGTTGAGGTTTATTCTTCTTTCTTACATGAGTTTATCGAACAGAAAGAAGTAGACGGGTACAATGTTGTTATTGTTCGTGGTTTAAGAAATGGTAATGACTTAGATTATGAGGATAACCAGATTAAATTCATTAAGGATTTTAAGAAGGATATAAATGTTGTTTTCTTTCGATGTGATGAAGAGTTCTCACATATAAGTTCTTCAGCTATAAGAAACTTACAAAAGTTTAGACCTGGATCAGGTGACATTTATTTAATATAAATTTGGTAGATTAAAAAAGTATCCTTATCTTTGATTTATGATAAACGAAGAGATTACATCAGTTATTAAGGGACTTTCAAAAGAAGAAAGAGATTTTTTAATTAACTTTGGAGATACCAGTGTTTTGAGAAAGCTTTTAACATCAGAAGAGATAAAAGCTTGTAACAAACTTGTTAAGAAGGGAGTTATGGAAAAAGGTATGTCTGATGAAGTTAGATCTTCAGTTGTTTATTATGTAGATTCATTTGTTAGAAAAAGATTATAAAAAAGATTTGGTAGATTAAAAAAGATTACTTATCTTTGTAAAACAAAATCAGAAACGTCTGATACAAGTTCTTTGAAATATTACATTTTTGATTACCTCAGAGAGGAGCAAGGTTTGTGTACTGAGCGTCTTCCTAGTATGACAAACCCGTTATGGTGGTCCGCAAGACCTTTAACCACAAGAGTAAAAGGACGTGAGTGGTTGGGTAATCAAAAGAAATTAAAAAAGATTTGGTAGATTGAAAAATCTTCCTTATCTTTGATAAAAGAAATAAAAATGGTCCATTCATCTAATGGTTAGGATATCAGGTTTTCATCCTGAAAATAGGAGTTCGATCCTCCTATGGACTACTAAAATAGATAGTTTAAATAAAACACGAAGTATCGTCTAGTTTACGGTGAAGGATGTCAGTTAGATTTGGCTCTATTTTTTTTAACCTTGGAAGGTGGGTGAGTGGTTAAAACCGACAGACTGTAAATCTGTTCTCGCAAGGGTACGGGGGTTCGAATCCCTCCCTTCCAACACCAGTATTCTGGTAGTTTAGCTTAGACTAACAGAATCAAATATGGCCCTATCGTCTAGCGGACTCGTAAGAGGTAGGATAATCAGTTCTTCGACTGAGAGACTGTGGTTCGAATCCACATGGGGCTACTAAAGAAAACGTTCTTTGAAATTAAAAAAGATTTGGTAGATTGAAAAATCTTCCGTATCTTTGAAAAAATAAAAAATGGCGACCTATGAGCCTTATCGTCTAGCGGTGTGTTGTAAAACACTTAGGATACTTGATTTTTCGATTAAGAGACTGTGGTTCGAATCCATATGAGGCTACTAAAGTCCAGGTAACCCCCTGGCACAACTAAAAATCCAGGTAACCCCCTGGTAGATATTAAGAGTGTTCAGGTAACCCCCTGGTTAAAACACTCAAATATGGCTCTATCGTCTAGCGGATAGGATACTTAGTTTTTCGACTAAGAGACTGTGGTTCGAATCCACATAGGGCTACTAAATATCGCGGAGTAGAGCAGTGGTCAGCTCGCAAGGCTCATAACCTTGAGGTCGGTGGTTCGAATCCATCCTCCGCTACTAAAAAATAAAACTATGGTAGAAATTTTCTCAATTGATGATGTTGAAGTTATTAAAAAACTAAGACGTTCATATTCCAATGATATGGAATTGGGTAGTAAAGTAAGATCTCTTTACAGAGATATTGATGTCTGTAAAAGTTTTACTAATGACCAAGATCTTGGTAAACAAATCAGAAAAATGTTTAAATAAATAAAAGTTATAAATTAAAAAATCAATTTTAAAAAATGAGTATGGATAATTTAACAGTTGATGTAGTCAACACAGTAGAACCAGGTATGATGCCACAATGGATGTTAGACAAATTACATTTGTTAACACAAAAAGAAAGAGAGTATTTGTCGATTATGTGGCCGAAATATGGTGTACTTTTCATTACATCAAAACCAGGTGTCGCTAAATCAGCAATTGGTTTATCAATCGCACAGAAGTTAGGATTTAGATACCTTGATATGCGTTTATCAATGTCTGATGAATCTGACTTTAAGTACCCTTACCTTGAGGATTTAGAGTACGATGGTAAAATGTACAAAGTATCTGGATACGCAGTTCCTAAATGGGCTTTCGAGTCAAATCAACAACCAACTATCATTCACTTTGAAGAGTTGAACAGAGCTCCACAATTCGTAAGAAACGCGGCTTTACAAATCTTACTTGAACGTGAAATTGGTGATTTCAAATTCAACGATAACGTACTGATGATGGCATCTGGTAACTTAGGTGACGAAGATGGTACTGACGTAGAAGAGTTTGACGCGGCTTTGAACAACCGTTTGATCCACGTAGACCACTCTTTAGGGGTAAACGAATGGATTGAAGATTTCGCAAAAGAGAACTGTCACAACTTGATTGTTTCTTATATCGAAACTCACCCAGAGCAAATCTACAAAGTTTCTGATAACGTTAAAGGATACGCTACACCACGTTCTTGGACAATGTTATCACGTTTCATCACAAGAAACTTTGGTAAAAACGCTTCACCAAGAGACTTCTTACCAAGTTTAAAAAGAGTAGCTCACTCTTACGTTGGTAACTCAGCAATGAAGTTCATCCAATACTGTGAAGATATGTTGAATATCTCTATTCAAGATGTAATCAACAACTACGATGGTATTAAGAAAGATTTGGAAAAATACAACAGAGATAAAAACTCTGAGTTGATCCACTCTTTAAAAGCAATTGATATCTCAACACTTAATGAGAAACAATTGGGTAACATCGTTAAGTTCTTAGGACGAGTTGGAGATGATGAAAAAACAGCTTACTTGTTATGGATTTTAGATAACGTGGCTGACATCAACAACAAGAAGATGAAAGGTTTCTTATTACAATTCGAAGAATTGTTAAGAAAAATCAAGAAAATCAACAAACCTGGTGAGGGTAAGTAATTTTCAAAGGGGTATCTTAATTGATACCCCTTTTTTAAAATTATAAAATGAGATGTATAAAGATAGATTTAAAAGGTTTGGTGGTGAACACATACCTGATATAATAGAATATTTGAAAAACTACTTGGAGAAAGATCCAACCGCAACTATATCAGTTGGGTGTGACTCTGTACAAATGAGACGTAGAACAGTTTATGCCGTTACTATTATGATGTATAATACTGATATTCGTAGAGGAGCACACGTAGTTTTCTTCAGAGAATCTCAAACAAAAATTAGAGATAACAACGAGAGACTTTTCAAAGAGGCTCAATACTTACATGATGTTGGTATGTATTTACAAGAAGAGTTATCTAAATTCTATGTGAGACAAGATTTAACTGACTTTGAGAAAAAAAGATATAAATACCACCTTTTAAAATGTAACGGTGAATACTCTCATGTACCATCACACCAAGAAGAAGGTGTAATCAAAAACTTAACACTTCTTCCTAGTGATGAAATGGAATGGAAATTAGTTGACTTACATATCGACTTTAATCCATTTGAAGGTGTATCTGGTAAAAACAAATCAAACTCAGCTGATAAGAGTTACTCACCTTGGTTAAGAGGTATGGCTTTTAGAACTTGGGCTAAACCGCTTGGTTTCGCCAGTACATCAGCGGCCGACCTACTTTTAAAGAATACTTGATTTTATCCACAGGGGAGATAATTGTAAAAATAAAGATGATGAAAGAAGAAGTTAAATTTAAGATTTGGTATGATGATCAACCAAATGATGTTGTTGATAGAATAGCATCACAACTAAAATCATACGGATTGGAAATTGTTGAGTTAGATGGTGGTGATGGTTTTATGGAATATGAAATCAAACCTTTGAGTTAAAATAAATATAATAACTATGAAAAGGAAAAAATTAAAAGTATTAGGTTTATCTTATAGTCAAACTCAAGCAGGATCTTATATAGTCGTACTATCAGAAGTAAAAGGTAATAGAAAGATTCCAGTTGTTGTTAAAGCAACTGATGCTCAACAAATTGCTTTGAAACTTGAAAAGATTAAGTCACCGAGACCTTTGACACATGATCTTTTTAAATCTTTAACAGACTCTTTTAGTATTGACGTTCAAGAAGTATTCATACAAACAATTGTAGAAGGTGTTTTCTATTGTAAAATAGTAACAAACAACGGTGTTGAAGATATCGAAATTGAATGTAATATTGGAGATGCTATTACATTATCTTTGATTTATAGTTGCCCAATTATGATTTCAGAAGATGTTTTATCAAGTGCTGGTATTAATATCAATGATGATGGAACTGAAATTGAAAATGATGATGATGATGATGATCTTCATATAGAAATAAAAGATGCTAAACCAAGAAAAAGAATTGTTTCAATCGAAGATTTAGAAAAGATGATGGAAAAAGCTCTTGAAAATGAAGAGTATGAAATCGCTGCTGAATTAAGAGATAGAATTCAAGAACTTAAAGATAACCAATGATAGATAATGATTGGAAAGAAATAATGTACGACATTCTCGAATTAGAAGAGAGTGTCGTTGTTATTATAGGTTGGTGTGATATAGTTATCAGTGAAACTGGATATACTTTCAAAAATCTAAATAAAGATTCATATTATAGAATTATTGGAAGAGGTTCTGATGAAGATATCATAGAATGTTTAGAGGATTACGCATTTGATGAAGAAGATGGTGTTAGCACTGATGGCGAATATGAATTCAAAGTTATTATGAAATTGTATAGAGGTGACTATGAAACCGGTGAACCTGGATATTTTGATATAACACACATTGAATTGAAACTAATTCAGACTATACTCGAAAGAGAAAGAAATGAAAAATTAGATAATTTACTTGGTGATGAACTATCAATCTTCGATTTATGATAAGATATTAAAAGCTTCTGAAGAGATATCAAAGAAGTCAAAATCATCTGGTAACTATATAGTTGTCAATCAAGAAGTAATGGACATTTATGAAAATTATGTCTTGGTAAAAAACCGTAGAGAAAAAATAAAAAAGATTTATGGTAAATAAATATGACATATTGAAAGACATATTGAAAGACACAATGACAACTGGTTATTTCGACACTGATTATATAATGGATAAAATTTTGAAAATTTCAAAAACTGATATTAGAAAATCTAAAATTAAAAGAATATATGGCAAACCAATTTGATAAAGTAGTGTATGACTTGAAAAAACAAGAAAGATACGACAGAACTTATTTAAATATGGCTCGTGAATGGGCTAAACTTTCACACTGTACTAGAAAGCAAGTTGGTGCTCTTATAGTTAAGAATGGTATGATTATCTCTGATGGTTATAACGGAACTGCTGCTGGTCAAGATAACGCATGTGAAATGGATAACGGAGAAACTAAGTGGGATGTTATTCACGGTGAAGCTAATGCTATTCTAAAGTGTGCTAGACACGGTCATTCTTGTGATGGTGGAACTCTTTATCAAACACATTCTCCTTGTCGTGATTGCTCTAAACTAATTTTACAATCCGGAATTAAAAGATTAGTTTATGTTGAAGATTATAAAGATATAACCGGTTTAGAGTTTTTAAGAGATGCTGGAGTAGAAATAGTAAAATATGATTGGTTATGAAAGATTTATCTCAAGAATTAGAAAAATTGAGTCATTACTATGATAGTGAAATGATTATTGATAAATATACTATGAGGCCGGTATACGAATTCATACACAAAAAAACCGGGAATAAATATATTTATAGATTGAGTATGACTGATTTAAAAGACTTTGGACCTGGTGTGGTAAGAATGTTTGAGGAATTGAAGATGATGATAAGAGATGAAAAACTAAATGATTTAGGATTATGATGGAATTAATAACAACTAAGATATGTATGACTCTGGATTTAGGAGTAAATAATAATTTATTTGGTGGTAATATGATGTCTTTTCTAGATGAAGCTGGAGCAGCATTTGCTTATCAAGTGTGTGAAACAACAAATATTGTAACTAAAAAAGTTGAAGAGGTTGTTTTTCAAAATCCTGTAAAAGTTGGAAACTTGATTAAAATATATGGATCTGTAAATAGTATAGGTAACACATCAATTACTATAAATCTAGAAGCTAGAAAGTATAATGTTCAAACATCTCAAGAGAAGTTAGTTTGTTCCACAAAAATGGTTTTTGTTCAAATTGATGATGAGGGAGGACCTGTTCCAATATCAGAAATAATAAAGGATAGATTTAGTTCGGTGCGTAGATAATGGAAGACTTTAAATTTTAATATATATTAAAATTTAAAGTCAATTATGTATGTATATGAAACAAAAAATTTGATTAATGGTAAAAAATACATTGGGGTTTGTGTAACCAAAAATGAGAAGAAGTCTAAAAAATATTTAGGATCAGGAAAACTATTAGTTAGAGCTATAAAGAAATATGGTAGGGAGAATTTTGAGAAAAATATTATAAAAGTATTTGATAATGAAAATGACGCTAGAGAATATGAAAGATATTTAATATCAGAAAAAAATGCGGTTGATAGTGATGATTATTATAATTTAACTGATGGTGGATATGGTGGATTTTCCAAAGAATGTAGAAAAATTTCTGATGAAACTAAAGAAAAAATCTCCAAATCGAATAAAGGTAAGAAAATGCCAAAATCTCAATTAATCAGTATGAGTTATGTAACATTGAAATATGATTTAAATGGTATTTTTATAGAGGAGTATCCAAGTAAGTCAGAAGCAGAAAGGCAGAACAATATTAAATTGACTGGTATCGAGAAGGGTGTTATACATCACACGGGATTCTTATGGAAATATAAAGATGGTAATTATGATAATATTGAACCATATTCTAAAATGCTAGAAATTTATAGTATTGAAAATTCGAAAAGAAATTCAAAGTTGAGAGAAGATGAAGTATTAAATTTAATATTTGATTATAATAATAACAAATTATCTTATGATAAACTTAGTAATAAATATGGTATATCAAAAAGTTGTGTTTCTGATATAATTAAAGGTAAAACTTATAAATGGGTATCAAGATGATTTTTGTAATGTATATTTTAATATATACTTTATGAAAAATATTAAGAATTATAAAAAGTATAACGAAGCTATCTCTATTGGTGGTAAGAAGAAAGAAGAACTTGACTTGGAATATGTTACGAATTGTCTAATTGACTTAATAGAAATTGATAATTCTAAAGTTTATTATAAATATCAATATAAAAAATATGATAGATGGCTTGAGAGTGATTTTCTATTGCATTCCGAAATAGAAAAATATTTTAGATCAGAAAATGGTGATTACGAAAAAGAAATAATAGGTATAAAAATAGAAAAATACATTGAAAGTATCCCAGATTCCAATAGTGAAATTTCCAATTGGTGTGATGAATTAAAGAGTTTGGTAAATACTATAATAGGTGCATCAGATAATATTAAAGATGAGTATCCAAATTATTATATAGAAGATTATAATATGGAATATTTGAGTAAATTAAAATTGGGTATTGAAGTAATTTCAAACTAGCCTTTTATCAGTTTGATTAAATCTAAATACCCATCAACTTTGTTGTAGATAACATATTCTAGTGGTGTGTAAACTCCTTTCTCATGATTTCTCGGACCATAAACAACTTCAACCTTTTCAAGATCTAAGCTATTGACATAACCCATCGGACATTTATTAACTAATGGTGTATAAACTTTAGAATAACCAATTGGTAACATTCTCTCATAAAAGTTTATATCTTCAAAAGTTTCACTAATTCTAGAGTCGATATGACCGTAGTACCTCATCCATTCGGCTTCTATTTTAGCCAGTTTAAATATTTTTTCTTTCATAGTACAAAGATAAAAAAATCCTGTTATAAAAACAGGATTTAATTTATTTAATTCTAACTTTCATACCATTGACTTTAAATCGGTTGTTTAAATCTTCAAGTGTTGTTACTGTAACTATACAATCTTTCTTACCATCAGCATTAACTCCTAACCAAACCCAAGTCTTTGATCCAATTGTAACTATTTTAAAATAATGTGTTGGTATTTTAATTCGTGATTTTGGTATATAATTTTTCTTATTCTCATTATAAATAACACCAGTAATTATAATAACATCTGATTTATATTTCTTAATACTATCTTCTACATCAGCTTCTAATTCTTGCCAAGGATGTTCATTAAAATACGGATATTGAGGAGCTGCGTTAAACATACTGAAAGTATTTCTATTTGTAATACTATCATATGTAGTTATGTGTGAAGGTGTTAAGTGTCCTTTATCAAATCCACTTTTCTTATATTTAACTGGTAAGTATTTACCTTTGTAAGTATCATCATACCAGTTGTTTCCTCTAGCAACACTACCTAGTTTTAAAAAGTTTTCATATTTTAGTTTGTGTATTGATACCATTGATGTTGTATCATCATCTAAATAAAGTTTAACGTCGCCGTGGTCAATCACTAAACCATTTTTACTAACCACATTTTGTGATAAAACACTTGACATGATTAAAAAGTTCATAACTATGAACCATACAATTTTTTCTAATTTACTTTTTCTCATAGACTTATATATCTAAAATTTCTTGCACTCTTCCTATTTGGCCATCTTCTAATCTAACTTTTATACCTCTGTGATGCTTAGGCACTTTAGTTAGTAAATCTTTAACAATACCTTCTGTTAGTATTCCACTTTTCTGATCCTTCTTTAAAACTATTAAAACTCTTAAACCAGGTTTTATATTTTCTCTTAACGTATTTTCTTTCATATTCCTAACTCTTTTAATCTATCATCTCTTTTCTTCCATAATGGATAATCTAATTCGTTTTCATTAAAGTATTGAATATGATTATAACCATCATCCATTTTAATTTCAACTTGATAAATCCATATATCAACAAAATGTTCAGAAACTTCCAAAACAACACCTTCTCTATTTTTATAGAATTCGCTATTAATTTTCAATTCATCACCAACTTTAAACTTAGGAGATTTATTTATTTCCTTCTTTTTAAAGAGTGATTTTATTAATATCCATATAGTCCAAATCATATTCCCAATTCTCTTAGTTTATTATCTCTTGTCTCCATTACAATAATGGGGTTTAACCAATCTTTAAATATATTAGGAATTGATTCGAATTTCCTTTTATCTATAACCAATTCATTTCTGGATATAACTCCAAATCCTTTATCTTTTAGGTCGTCATACCAATAATCCATTCTTATACCATCAAGTCTAAGAGTATCTACTATAACACTGAACGGACCTTCATATTTTCTATAATCATCTTGGTAACTTTTTTGTAAGCCACATCTGATTAAACTATCAATTGTGTGATTAGTTATAAGAGGTTTTGAGCTATACATTAAATCTGTTATAGTCTTTCCTTTTGAATACCAATTAATAGTATTAGGTAACTTTATGAGTATATAATTTTTCATAATCCAAGTTCCTTTAGTTTATTATCTCTTTTCGTTTGTAATGTGTAATCTAATTCGGTTTCATTAAAGTAATCAGTGTATTTATGATTTTCCGAACTTCTACCTTCAAGTGGATCATATTCAACTCTATAATACCATTCGTCAAGACTATCACCACGTAGTTTAGGTGATAAAACAACTTCTAATATAATTCCATGTTTAAAAAACCCATCAAAGGTATTTATACGTGTTTTGATTAAAACTTCATCACCTACTTTAAACTTAGCCTTTGAGTACTTGAAACTGACTTCTATACTTGATAACCGCCAAATCTTTGGCTTTTGCTTCAATCTCTGTATCAAATTCAAGACCAAACGTTTGAATCTCTTCATAAATATAGTCAGCGTGTGCTGTTTCTCTGCCTGCTGCATCTTCTAATATTTTAGGTGAACTAATGTGAGTCATTGGTTTTACATCACCCCATGTGGAACAAGCAAGTTTTATCGCCTCTTCTTGAGAAATATCTTGTGGTCCGTAATTATGATGGTGAAAGTCATGAGTTATTGGAATACCAATTTTAGTATATATTAGATCATATAACATTTTGGTTGAGTATTGGTTAGGTCCATCATCATTCTCAACAACTAATCTCTTTCTACAAGACTCGCTTAAATTATAAAATTGAGTACAAAATCTTTCAGCTGCCTCTTCTCTGGTTGGTTTTGTTGTGTTTACGTGTATATTAATTGGATAATAGTGAGTTTGATCTAAACCCATTAAATCCATAATTTGAGCATGTTTATCTAATTCATCAATTGCGTTTTTAACTACAACTGGATTTTCACTAGCAGGTATACAAAAGTGGGTTGGATGGAATGATAATCTCATATCTACACTTTTAGCATAGTCACCAATTTCTTTTAACTTTTTTGATATTATATCAAATTTTGGTAGATTTTCTATTTTATAGAATCCGATACAAGGTAGAATATCACTAGACATTCTGTAAACTAATATATCATTTTCCTTATTCCATTTTATAATCTTGAACATATCATCTATATTCAAGAGTGCTAACTCAGTGACATATTCTAAACCTTTTGTTTCAAAGGTTTTCTTAGTCATTCCTCTATTTACGGTTATGAAGTCTTTTTTCTTCTTACCATTATTTATAGAAATGTTTATACAACAATAACCTACTCGATTCATATAGATATTTTTTACAAAAATAAGCTTTTTTAATATATATATTATGATAATATATAGAATTTTTAATAAAATAAATTGCAAATCTTATATAGGACAATCTGTTCATAGTTTCAATAAAAGATACAAAGGTGGTGATTGGTTAAAATATACACACAACATAATTCTTAAAAACTCGGTTGATAAATACGGGTTAGAAAATTTTGATTTTGAAATATTAGAAGATAATGTTAAAGATATTGATGAGTTAAACAAATTAGAAGTTAAATATGCAGAAAAGTATAATACATACAGACCAAATGGTTATAATATAAGAGGTTGTGGTGATAATAAATTTGTTGATGATGAGTTGAAAAAACATCTATCTACCTTTAGATTAGGAACTAGTTATAAACCAAATAATAAAAAATCATCAAAGTATAAAGGTGTTTATTGGAAGGAAAGTAAAAAATCTTGGATGTGTAGATTTGATAATAATCAAATATCAAAAGTTAAATTCACAAATAGTGAAATTGAAGCAGCTGAGATGTATGATAAAGTTTCTCTATATTTACTTGGTAAATATTGTTTTATAAACTTTGATGAGAAGAGAGAAGAATATTTGAAGTCTGATTTGGAGGATTTTTACAAAAATGTTTTTCTTAAAACAAAAGAGAAAAGAAAAGATGGTTATTTCAAAGATGATAGTGAATTATTAGAACTAATAAAACCACTAATCTGGAAAATGTCAGTCCCAAAAATAGCTAAGGAACTAAATGTGACAGCAAGGCAAGTAACTTGGTGTATTAAAAAAAATAAATTAGAAATGCCTGGTAAAAACTATTGGCAGAAAAATCAATAATGTTGATTTAATATATATATATATAAAACTATT